ACCGGAGTTCGAGCCCCGTCCCCCCGACCCCGGCATATCCGCAGTTCAGCAGGAGTATGAGGAGATGTGTCGCAGCACATTGACCCCCTGGGGCACTTCGGTGTCTCCTATCCCGTTGACGGCAGGCGCGGCAGCGTGACTACTCTCCGCTTATCACTAATCGCCACCCCGCGGGACGGCACAGGTGCCGGCATGGACGACTCTCACCGTCAGGAGATCAACGCCCACATCACCCACATCACCCTCGAAGGGTTAGCCCCCGGAACCATCTACGGGCGCCGCCAGTGCCTCATCCGCCTCGCCGACTACCTCGAAATGCCCCTCACCGAAGCCACCGCCGACGACCTCCTGCACTGGCGCGCGGCACTCCAGCACCTGTGCGCCGGGACGATCTACAACTACTGCACCCACGCCCGCGAGTTCTACCGGTGGGCCGCCCTCCGCGGCCTCCTCCCCCGCGGCGAGGACCCCACCGAGGGCCTGCCTGTCCCCAGGCGCCCGCAGCGGATCCCCCGGCCCATCTCCGAGCCGGACCTGATGGACGTCGTGGCCGCCGCGCCGCGCCGGATCAGGCTGTGGCTCGACCTGGCCGCCTGGTGCGGGTTAAGAGCCTGCGAGATCGCCCGGCTGCGATGCGAGAACATTCACCTGGGGCCGGACCCCTACCTGCATGTCGCCGCCGACGCGACGAAGGGGATCCGCGAGCGGATCATCCCGCTGTGCGACTACGTCGTCGCCGAGATCATCGCGGCCCGGCTCCCGCCGCGCGGGTGGGCGTTCACCCGCCGCGACTGCCGGGCCGGCCCGGTCAACGCCGGGCTGGTCTCCAAGATCGCCAACCGGCACCTGCTGCGCTGCGGGGTGTCCGCGACGCTCCACCAGCTGCGGCACCGCTTCGGCACGCAGGCCTACCGGGCCAGTCATGACATCCTGGCTGTCAAGGAGCTGATGGGCCACCAGTCCACCGCGACCACGACGCTGTACACGCTGGCCGACCAGCCCGCGCAGGTCGCCGTGGTCCAGGCCCTGCCCGTGCCGCCGCCGGCGCTCCGCGCGGCCGGGTAGGATTGCCCCCGGGGCCAACGGCGGGCCCCGCGCGGGGTGCAGGGATGAGGGCGGCAGCTAGAGCGCAAGCTCGCTGCCGCCCTCAGCTGCTGCTAGCCGCGCCGGGATTAGCAGCTAATTAGCAGCCGGGCCGGGCTCGGTGCCCTCAGTGCCGCATCAGGTGCTCAGGCGGCAGCTCGCCCAGGACGACATCAGCCGGCGCCACCTCGGCAGGAGAGCCGGTCGCCGGATCCCGGTAGCGGCACCCTTCCTCATCGCGGGCGTACCGGAAGACGCGGGCGAACGGCACATCTGCCAGCCAGAACTCGATGCGGTGGGTGTCCTCGCCGGCGCCGCAGTGCTGTATCGCCCAGGCGAACGCTTCCTCCCGCAGCGGTGAGAGGAAGAAGCTGGGCACGGCGGCGTCCCACACGGCCAGCGGGGCCACTGCGATACTGCTCATGGTCACCGGTCCTCTCGCACTCCAGTTAATCAGCAGGCGGCCGGACGACGAACGTGCCCCGGCCCGGTACCGTGCGGATGAGGCCCTCGCTGATGAGGACGCGGACGGCCCGGCGCACCGTCATGGGAGACAAGCCCGATTCGGCCTCTATGTCGGTCAGCGCCGGGATGCGCACCGTGTAGGTGCCGTCTGCGATGCGGGCGCGGAGGATCGCGGCGAGCTGGGCGAACGGGAACTCCTCGGCATCCGGGTCGATCTCCACGAGACCAGTGTTGCGGGTGTGACCAGGCGAAAGCCAGATCGGGTGGTCTCTGGCAGTATCGGGCACGCTCCCGTACGCTACCGGTCATGAGCATCCCTCACCCGCGCCCCGCCGCCGAAGACACCGACAGCACCCCCCCGCCCGCTGCCGCCACGCGGCCTCCCGGCCGCCGCGACGGCCACGCCGGGGAAATCCGCGACCGCACCGCCCGCCGTTACGCCAGCATTGCCGAGGCATACCAGCAGCTCGGCGCCGGGCTCCCCGACCGCATGACGACGTGACCCCGTGCGCGAGCCAGACGACACCATCAAGGCCCGCATCACCGCGGCGTGGCCCGCCGTCCGCGTCCGCAAGGACACTGAGACCGGCCGGTGGCACGCCGCCGTGCCCGTCGCCGCGTCCGGCACTGTCGGCGTGTCCCGCCGCAGCCTCGCCGCGTTAGAGGACGCGGTCCACGATGTCCTCAACGGCGCCGAGCGCGCCGAGCGGGAGCAGCGCCGGGCCGCCGCCGGGCGGCGCACCGTCTAGGCTGCCCGGCATGAGCGCCAACCCGCGCTACAAGCACGACCCTGAGTACCTGGCTGCCCAGCGTGCTTACGTCGCCGACTATCCGTCAGCCTCCGAGGCATTCCGGGCACGTAATGCCGCGACAGAGACGATGGACCGCGTCGAGAATGCCTACGCCGCCGACCCCGACCTCGGCCGACTCTCCGAGATAGATGAGTGGGCGCGCGAAATCGCGGACACGCTGCCGCCGTTTACGCCTAAGCAGATAACAGAGATCGCCCTGCTAGCTGCCAAGATCGAAAAGCGCATAGCCGCCCAATAGCAAAGGCCGGCCCTGCGCCCGCAGGGCCGGCAGCAGCAGCGAGAGGATGCCCGGCATGAGACACGACCCCCGCCGCGCAGGACCGCCCCCGCCATCCGTGCCGCCGCTGGCCGGCCCGCCGCTGGCCCGCTGGCCGCAGGAGGCCGCCCGGTGAGCGTCATCCGGTACCAGCGCAAGCCGAAGCCCGAGCCGGAGGGCATCCTGCACGCCGCCCGCTACGACCCCGGCCAGCCGCTCAGCGACCTCATGAAGGTCGCCCGCATGGCCGACCACTACGCCGGGGACGCCGAGCTGGCCGAGGTCAGCCTGCCGTCCGGGCCGGTCCTCCTGGTCCGCTACTGGCGCGGGCGCGATGACGGGCCGGCGAAACTGGAGTGGGAAGTGGTCCGGCCCGGCGAGTACCTGACCTGGAGCGAGTCCTACGACTTCCTGGGCACCGACACCGAGGACGGCCTGGCCCAGTGGTACGAGGAGATGAAGCGGTGACCCTGCCCGAGTTCGTGGCCGCGCGGCTGGACGAGCGGGAGTCGGCGGCGAAGGGTCCGCCCGGCTGGAGGCTGGAGCACTGGACCGCCGTCCGGTACGCGGACAAGGACAGCGGCCGGAACTGGCGCGTTGATGCCGAGCCGAGATGCGTAGTCGACGCGGTCGCTGAGGAAGACGCAGCGTTCATCGCCCTGAACGACCCGGCGCGGGTGCTCCGCGAGGTGCAGGCCGGGCGGAAGATCATGGCCCTGGCCGACGAGGCCGACCGCATCGAGGAGATGCGTGACCAGGAGTTCCGGGTTCCCGGCGATCCCGTCCGCCCGTCCGCAGGCCAGCAGATCCGCTGGCAACTCGCCGCCGTCGACAGTGACCACCCTGATTATGACCAGGGGTGGGTGCCCGCATGAGCGAGCGGGGGGCCGGGGACGGTGCCGCGCCGGAGCTGCCGGCCCGTGCCCCCGGCATGCTGTGCGCCGTGCCATACGCGATCGACGACGCGGGAGACGACGTCGTGGCGTGCGGCCTGCACCGGGGCCACCCCGGCCCGCACATGGCGATCGTGTGGTGGACCAGCCCCGGCCACATGTGGCCGCCCCGCGAACCCGGCCCCTGAATGCAAAAAGGCCGGCCCTGCGCCCGAGGGGGGACGCAAGGCCGGTCTCTTACTGCGGATGGTCGGGGAGACAGGGAGCGGCTTCCAGGCTGCCGCCGCCCGCCGGGCACTGCCGCCGAAGCGGGGACCCCGGACATCCCATCCCTGAGCGTCTCCCCTGGCGGGAATCCTGCGCCCCCGGCCTGACGGACGCCCGCTCCCCTGGAGCAGCCGCTACCCGACGACGCGGGGGCTAGTGGCGCGGACCGGATTTGAACCGGTGGTCTCTGGCTTATGAGGCCAGCGAGGACAGCCGAGCTCCTCTACCGCGCTAGCCGCGATGCTAGCGGACGAGCAGCGGCACCCGGGGGCTTGACGGTAGTTACTACCTCTTGCTAAGGTAGTAACTACCCGAGCGAGAGGAACCCCCGATGTACGAGATCTACCTCACCGAGACCAGCGGCACCGATGCGCACCCGCACCGCGTCTGCGACCTCACCGGCGCTGAGGGGCCGGCCGAGGCCAGCGACATCTGCACCGCCCTCCAGCCCTGGCTCAAGGACGGCGTCGAGGCGCACTTCGCCCGCCAGGACGAGCCGGGCGAGAGGCGATGACAGACACGACCGCCATGAGCGACAGTGAGTTCTGGGAGTTCCTGCGCTCGCTCAGGCCGCAGTACCCCAGCTCGGTCGACGCGGACGTGATGGACGACGCTGAGCGCCGCGACCCCGAACTCGGGCAGCTGATGCGCCAGCGCCTCGCCATCTTCGCGGCAGCCAACAGGCGTCGCGTCCAGCTTGAGGAAGCGGGGAACTGGGACGGCTGCTCGTCAGTGAGCGAGATGCGCACCCCCGCCGAGGTCGGGGAATGCCGCCGCCTCCTCAAGGCCTACCATGCCCGTTTCAGTGTCCTGATGGCCAGCCCCGTCAGCGACCGGGGACCAGGCCTGATGCCCGGGGGCCGAGTGGGTCCTGATGGACAACATCATAGGTAGTAACTATCAGAGCGAGAGGAACGGAAATGGGCCACCAGCAGATCAGCAAGGCCGCGGCTGCCGCCGATAACGACACCGAGCGCACCGCCAGGGCGGCCTATCGCGCCGCTTATGAGGACGCGCTGCGCCAGTACCAGGAAGACGGCGGACACGCCGCGTTCTCGGCCCGCTGCGAGGCGGCAGCAAGCGACTACAAGGCGGCAGTAGAGCCCGTGCGGGCGCGCCGTAACGCGGTCCTTGACCACGTGGACGACTGATGACCGGCAAGAACAGGCACCCGCTGATCGGCGGCCACGTCCCCGCCGAGCTGGGCGCCTGGGCCAGGGCCGAAGCTGCGCGGCGCGGCGTGCCGCTCGTCGTGATCCTCACCGAGGCGCTGGAGGCCTACCGGGCCTCTGTCGAGAGCAGCGCGGCCAGCTAGCGGACGAGCAGCGACACCGCCCACAGGCACAGGCCGGCGGCCACGCACGCCGGCCACGTCCCCCCCGCGCGGGCGCTGCCCCGCGCGCCCAGCACCGCGGCGATGGTGGCGGTGAGGAACGGAAGCGCGGCGGCCAGGTGCAGCCACCCGTCCGCGCCGGCCACGGTGAAGCTCACGGCGTCCTGCTGGCAGCAGGCCCCGGCCGGGCGGGCGGGGGGGTGAGGTGCGCGCAGTCACGCGGCGCGAAGATGACCAGCAGGTGACGCTCGAACCGGGCCACCCGCGCCCGGCCCGCCGCATCCCGCGGCCGCGGCGACTGGCGGATCACGTACTCCCACAAGCCGACCTGCTCCATCCTGGCCGTGTTAGACGCCTGGCACAGCGCCATCTGCGACGCCGACGACCGGGCCGCCTTCCGCGCCGCCACCGCCGCCTCCCTGGCCGCGACCGTCGCTTTCCGGTCGGCGGCCGTCACCGATGTGACCTCATGGGCGAGGAACAGGTACCCGGCGGCGATCAGCGCCAGCATCACCAGGAACAGCACCGCGACCGCGCGCACCGGGACCATCCGCGGCTCACTCACCGGAAGCCGCCCGAGACGACGACGGCGGCGGAGCCGGCCCAGAACCCGGCGACGGCCGCGATGACGGCCCACCGGACGACCCGCCGAGAAGCGCTTTCAGGTTGCCGCGGACCGCGGGGACCGCGAGTCCCACGCCGGCCAGGATGAGCGCGTCGCTCGGATGCGCCGAGAAAGACTGCAGCGCCACCAGGTAGATGCCGAACCCGGTCAGGCCCACGTCCCGGATCAGTTCCCATGCTTGCGCCCACGCTCGCACCCCGCTCCCTCCATGCCCCGCCGCACGCCCGTTACCGCCAGCCGCCCGGTCACAGGCCCCGCGCCGTCCGCCAGGCCGTGAACGACTTCGCGGCCCGCCCGTTCGCCCCGGCGTGCCGGCCGGCGGCCCACGCGATCATGTCCGGCGACGCGTGCGCCACGTCGGCGGGACTGGCCGGGTACGGCGGCGGGGCAGGTGCGGGCGGGACGGGCACCGGGACCGGCGCGGGCTGCGACAGCGGCACCGACACGGTGGCGTCGCCCTGCTCGGCCAGCAGCCGCTCCAGCGTCGCCCAGGCCATCGACATGCTGCCGTGCAGGCCGAACGACGTGCCCCACGAGTTGTCGCCGAACACCGTCCTGCCCGGGACGTCGCACCCGCGCCACACCGTCTCGTGGCCGCCCCGGACCTGCGCGCCCGGCGAGATGGAGACCAGGCCGCTGCTGGCCGGCTCATCCATCGAGTCATACCAGTTGCATCCGACGATCACCGGCCCCGACTGGAGAGCGTTGAGCACGTCCTCCAGGGAGAGGCAGTGGACATAGCCGGAGATCAGCCCGGCGCTGCGCGCGGCCTCGCAGGCCGACAGGCCCGAGCTGCCGTCATCCTCCGACGGGAGCCCAGCGCCGCCGTCGATCCGCTCGGCGGCCGAGTACAGCGCGAGTGCCATCGGCTCGTCCGGGGGCCGCTTCCCCGCCGGGGCCAGCGTCGCGAACAGCGGGTCAGCGGCCAGCGCCCCCGCTTCCGCCTGCCCGGTGCACGATCCCGTGTGCCCCTGGTCCCAGATGGGGGCGTGCCGGGCGTGCAGCACAGACACCAGCGGCGCGCCGCTGGCACGGCGGTACGGGTAGGCCAGCGACCGGCTGTCGTGCCTGACGTGACGGCCGAGCGGCAGGTCCCGCCCCGTCCGCCCGGCGGCCGGGTACCAGGGGATATCCCGGCGGGTCACGGTCCACGTCTCTGCTGGCATTCAGGCGCTCCCTGCGGGCGGCGCAGCATCCTGCTCGACGCGCTCCGGCCAGTGCCAGGTGCCGCCATTGTGCGCTTGCTCGTCCTGCGGGACGCCCTGGTTGAAGAACATCCCTGTCGGGTTGAGCACGCACAGGTCGGCGAGCTGAGCATCGCCCGGCCCGAGGTCATCGATCCCGTCGCCGTGAACGGGATACTCCAGCATCTCGCCCAGGCCAGTCACCACGGCCGCGCGGCATTTGCTGCCGTACTCTCCGCCGGGCGTGCCGTAGCTGACGTAGTGGACGATCCGTCCGACGCTCGGCTTCATGCGGGCCTCTCTGTGCTGCTTGCAGGAACCGCCGGCGGGACCGCCGGCGGCTTGTCGCGGGTCAGCCAGCCCGCCGCGAACGTCAGCACCGCAGGGACCGCCGCGTACACCTCGGCTGTCTCCGCCGCGTCCAGGGCGCCGTGCACGACGTAGCGGCCCAGCAGCCACACGACGACGCCTGACACCGCGGCGGCGGCGGTGCTGGCCTGGACCTTCCGGCGGACGGGCATGATGCCTCCTGTGGCGGTCATGGCAGCGGCTGGACTGGCGCGTCGACCCGGATGGCCTGCACCCGTGACAGCGGCGCCGCGTACAGCGCCCCGCCGGGGTCGGTGAACCGGAGCCACGGGCCGCCCTGCGGCGTCTCGGACAGGCCCGTCGCCGGGTCGGCGAACGACGGGTCCCGGTCCATGGCCGCCGACCCGGCCGCCATCTCATGCCAGCCGTCGGCCAGCAGCACCGCGTTCACCTCCGTGATCACGTACTCCACGCCGCGCCTCCGGTCTGTGGTACTTGTGGTATATGGCGATGGGCAAAAGGACGAGCGTGTACCTGACCGCCGCCGACCAGGCGCGGCTGGAAGCCTGCGGCCTGCCGCTCCCGGAGGTCATCCGCAGGGGCCTCAACGCGGCACTGAGCATGCGGGTCGATGTCGCGCCCGGCTGCGCGGTCGTGAACGGCCGCGTGTTCAGGTCCGACCTGCCGGCTTACGTCGTCCTGCAGGACCGGGCCGCCGCAGACAGCGAGCAGCCATGACGCTGGACGTGCGCCCGGTCTACCACCGCTGCCCGCCCGACGGCGGCGACTGCTATGCCCAGATCGACGTCAGCACGTACTCTGACCCGCCAGGCAGCAAGTTCATTCCCGGCGCCTGCAGGCACTCCCGCACGGTGCCTGTCGACTCAGCGACCGGGGAGACCCTCGCGTCCCTGTGCCTGTGCTGCGACCGGCAGCTCCCGGTGCGGTCCTAGCGGGACTCCAGGTTGCGCAGCCTGCGCAGCGACGCGGCGATGTGCCTGCCGAGCCGGAACGGGATCGCCCCGGCCTGCACCGTCACCCGCTCATCCCCGTCGTCGCCGATGGCGATGGCCACCTCGACCACGCGCAGCAGGTCGTTCACCGCCAGCCGCCCGGACTGGATCCGCACCGTCACCTCGTCGCCGATCCAGATGTGGCCCGGCCCGCCCCACGCGTTCGCCGCCAGGACAACCGAGTACGACGGGATGACCACCTGCGCCGACGCGAGCTCGAACGCCGCCCGGCTGGCCAGCCCCCCCGACGTGAGCTGCGTGGTGCCGACGACCTGGTCCCAGCGGCCCTCCGGCGCGGTGGCGATGCCCGCCGCCTCGGGCTGCTGCGCGGTCAGCGACGCCGACGGGTCACCCGTCACCAGCAAAGCGTTCGCGAACGCCGACGGGTCCACCGTCCGCGTCATCGACGCGACCAGCGACGACCCGTACTCGAGGACCACGCCGCGGCTGGCGCCCCGGAACGGCGACCAGATGTCGAGGCGCAGGTCCTGCACGCCGTAGCTGCTGATGTCCCAGTCGAACCCGGCGTCCATCTGCGCCATCTGCGTGATGGCCGGGCCGATGAAGTCGCCGGCCTGGAACGTGATGGTCCGCGGGATCCCGGTGTGCGCCCCGGCGCCCGCGACGATGCCGAGGCTCCCCCCGGCGCGGCCCTGCGTGGCGTTAATGAGGCTCATCGCGATCACCGACTGGTCGGCCGCGGTGAACGCCAGCGTGTCGGAGGAGAACAGGCGCCGGCGGGCCAGCACCTCCCGGTAGTCCATCGCGGTGACCGCCACCTTGTGGCCCGCCGCGTCCAGCTGGTCGGAGGTCGGGCCGATCCGGCCCTGGAACACCGGGACCGGCCAGCCGTCCCGGAAGCACCACAGGTCGGCCTGCAGCTCGGTGAACGACGCGGCCTGCGGGTCCTTCCCGTTCAGGGTGAACGACGCCTCATGCTGCTGGTCGGGGCCGAGGCGCACCGTGACCGTCTTGCCGGTGGCGTTGGCCAGCGCCACCGACGGTGACCCGCCCGGCGGGGTTCCGCCCGCCGCGAACGTCCAGCTCACCACGCGGCTACACCGGCACCAGCGTGAGCACCGACCCTGCCTCCAGGGTGATCGTCCCGCCCGTCGTGGTGTTGCCCGTCAGGCCGAACTGGCCCGCCGCCGTGAACGTGATGACCGCCTCGAACTCGCAGAAGAAAAACGCCGCCGCCGCGTACGCGGGCGACGTGATCGCCGTGGCCAGCGCCGTGGTGTGCGCCGAGTTGACCGTGCCCCCGGCCGCGTCCTGCGTGTAGTCCGAGAAGATCCGGATCCCCGTCGCGGACGGCCCCTGGAACTTGAGGTTGAACCCCGGCGTGCCGCCGCCCTGCTGGAAGCTCAGCGTCCCCCGCACGTGGTACTGGCGGGCCGTCACCGGGATGGCCGTGATCCCCGCCACGGCCACGTCCGACGTCGATGTGTAGGCCTGCCCGGTGGCGACGAACCGGGTCTTGGCCGACGGGGCGAGGAAGGTGATGTTGGCGTTCGTCACCGAGACCTGGCCGACGGTCTCCGACACCAGCGCCAGCGTCAGCGCGCTCGCCGGCTCAGCCGGGGTGCCCGCCCCCGTGTCCTGCAGCAGGCTCAGGATGCAGTCGTAGGTCGTGTAGGTGCCGTTGCTGACCTTGTCGCGGACCTGCAGGACCAGGCGGTGGTTCCGTGTGCCCGACCCCGGCGCGGCCGGGCACGCGACGTTGACCGTGGCGTCATTCCACGCCAGGTATAGGCCCTGGCTGGCGATGTCGTCGCCGGTCACCCCGCACAGGCCGGCCGCGACGTCCACGCTGAAGTTCGCGCCCGCGCCCCTCTGCGTGACGTTGAAGTCCGCCGGGGTCAGCACCGCGTTGCCCGTGATCACGCCGAGCGCCGTGTGGTACATGCGGATTTCCTGCGCGGTGTACGTCAGGTCCGGGTCGGTGCCCGCCGTCAGCTCCTGCATCAAGAACGGGACATGCAACGCCATGTGAGGCTCCCCTAGGCCAGCCGCGCCGGGCTGAAGGTCAGCACGGCGCCGGACCCGGCGCCGCTGGTCGGGTGGTAGCGGATGAAGTTCGTCACGCCTGGCTGCAGCGCCCACCACGACGTGTGCGCGAAGTCGAGCAGGCCCAGCTGCGACTGGGCCGGGTCGGACAGCAGGTTCGCCGTGCGCCCGGAGGAGATCTCCACGTACTGCCCGGCCGCCAGGACCAGCGAGTCGAGGAAGGCGATGTCCAGCCCGGCGGTGTCGTTGGCCAGCTTCGGTCCCACGCAGGGGCCGTACAGCTTCGCTTTCCACGGCGGCGGCGCCGACCCCGCCACGGTCACGAGCGACGGCGACAGCCCCGACGACGCGGTGAGATGGACGCCCGTCACCGGCACGGAGTGCAGCCCGCTCCCCGCGGCCAGGTGCAGGCCCCCCGTCGGCGCCAGCAGCGCAGCCAGGTCGTACTCGACCGGGGCCGCGTCCTGCCACACCCCCGACGGGACTTTCCACGAGATGGCCACGTCGGTGCTGACCGGGTTGTCCACAGGCGCGGTCTTGCTGTCGAACCGCAGGGTCAGCGTCCGCGGGCTGGCCCACTGGTCGTTCGTCACGGTCAGCACCGGGCGGCGGAACGGCGCCAGCAGCGGCATGATCTCGTCGATGAAGTCCTCCGCAGTGAACCCCGCCGCCGAGGTGAACAGCCGCAGCGTCAGCGTCAGCGCCGCCGCCGCCAGGAACTCGCTGACGTCGTTCTCCCCGTCGCCGCCCGGCACCGGGTCCGACTGCGCCCGCACCCCCGGCTGCACGTCCAGCGTCATCACCGACACGCCGTCACGGGGCTGGATGATGCTGGAGAGCCCGCTTACGGGATCCGCAAGCGTCATGCTCGTGTAGGTCACCCGAAGCCGGCCCGGGTCACCGTGAACGACAATTGCTGCGCCAGGATTGTTACATCAGCGACCTCGCGCGGATTGAAGTTCTCGATGTGCACCAGCGGGCCGGGCCGCTGCGCCGGCGGGGGCGTGCTGGTCGTGCCGCTGAACCGCTCATAGCCGCTCTCCGCGAACGTGTACGCCTGCCCCGACGCCCCGTACCCGAGCACCGGCTCGGTGAGGACCCCGCCCGACGCGAAGCCCTTCGGGCGGCGGCCCTTCGGCACCCGGAACCACCGCGCCGCCTCCTCGCCGAGGGTCTTGCCGAGGTCCCGGAACAGGTGCTCCAGGCCCGCCCGGTCCCCCTGCAGCTGCTGCAGGAAGTGGCGGCCCGGCTGGTACTTGCCCTCGAACACGCTGCTGGCCGCGCCCCGGGAGATGTTCAGCTCCGCCTGGCCGATCGCGGACTCCTCACGGTTCAGCGCCCGGATCAGCCTCGGGCCGCCGGACAGCAGCTCCTGCCCGTACGCCACGCCCGCGACCGGGTCGGACTGGCCGATCGCGACTACCTGCCGGATCAGTGACGCGTCAGCGTGCGCCGCTGACAGCTTCCCCAGGACCTGCCCGAACTTCTTGAGGCTGGACAGCCGCTGGCCCAGCTGGCCCTGCAGCGACGCCCCCGCCGACAGCGTCCGCGAGCCCACCATCGACCCGCCGAGCGTGGTGGTGGACAGGTCCGCGTATCCCGACAGGCCCTGCTGCACCGACTGCTGGTAGGAGCGCGCTGAGGCCAGGCGGCTGCCCAGCGTGCTGAGCTGGTTGCGGACGTCGATGAGGCGGCCCGTCTGCCGCTCCACGGCCTTGTCCCGCCACTTCGCGCTGGTGCCCTCGAAGTACTTCGCGATGTCGCGGAGGTAGCGGGTCTCCTCCGACCGGATCCCCGCGGCCGTGCCCGGCGAGGCGTAGTAGTTCACCAGGGACAGGCCCGCGGTCTGCTCTTTCCGGAGGTTCCGCGCGGCCAGGGCCGCCGCCTGCTTCGGCGTCAGCGTCCCGGCCGCCAGGCCCGGCCGGCCGCCCATCCCGGCCTGCACCGACTGGGAGTGCGAGAGGACCGGTTCCCCGCCGCGCATGTAGGCCAGCTCCGGGCCGCGCTCGCCGAGCACCGTCCACCCTGGCGTCGCCACGCCGCCGCTGGCCATGTACTTGAGGTAGGCGCCGTTGTTGAACGTCGTCCACGGGCTGAACCCGCCCGCGCCCCGGTACTTCGCCACGGCCGCGCGGGCGTTGGCCGGACCCGTGAGCAGCTGCGCGTCGATGCCCGCCTGCGGCTCGGAGTTGCCCGGGGTGATCTGCCAAAGGCCCCACCCGGTCGTCGCGTACGGCTGGCCCTGCTGCACGGCCCGCACGTTGAACCCCGACTCCGGGCCGGTGATCGCCGCGGCCACGTGCGCGGTGCCGCCGCCCGGGCCGCCCGCCTGGATCCACCAGTTCTCGATCTGCCGCAGGCTGGCGCGCCCCAGGCCGCCGCCGAACGTCTGCGCCGACGCGGTGGCCTGCGCCTTGCGCATCCCGGCCAGCGTCGCCATCGCCGTCGCCGACTCGACCGCGCGGAGGGTGGCCGCGTTCTCCCTGCCGATCCACGACCCGAGCCCGGCCAGCGACCCGGGACCGTAGGAGCCGACGACGCCGCCCTGCGCGAAGCCGGGTATCTTCCCCCGCAGGTGATCGACCGCGCCCGAGCTGACGATCGGGGTGGGCACGACCAGCTCACCGGGCATCGCCATGATCGGCACCGAGTCACGGCCCGGGACGCCACCGCGGATCAGCCCGCCCGCCGCCAGTGACGTCTGCTTGCCACCCGGGCCCGTCCTCAGGCTCGTGACGCTGAAATGGCCCTTGCCGTCGACCGTGATGCTCACATGCTCGGACTTGACGGGCAGCGTGTCCTTCAGCTTCTGGATCTCCAGCCGCAGCGCCTTGTTGTGCCCGGCTGCCTTCTCCAGCCCTGGCAGGGCGTTGTTGATCACCCTGTTGTAATCGCTGGTCTTGCCCGTGGCGGCCTGCGCGTCCGTGGCGGCCAGCGTGACCTGGCTGATGTAGGTGTCGAACGCGCCTCTGGCATCGCGCTGCTTCTGGGTCAGCAGCCCGGTGTTGCCACCCGACGCCTTGAGCGCCTTCGCCAGCGCCACCTGGTCGTCTTTCAGGGTGATGAGGTCCTGGTCGGCGGCGACGGCCGGGTCGAAGAACAGCTTCAGCGCGTTGGTCAGCGCCGTGGTCCGGGTCGCCGCCGTCAGCGTCTTGTTCGCGAAGTCCTGCATGTCCTGCGCTAGCTGCGTCGTGGGCCGCTGCGCCGCCAGGTTCGAGTTCGCGTACGCCTCGGCCTGGGTGACGGCATCCCTCATCGACTGGCCGCCCTTATCAACCTGGCTGGCCAGCACCCCCGACTTCCTGGCGAGCGAGACCGCTGACTGCTGGGTCAGCCCGTATTTGTCCTGCAGGATCCCCAGGAACGTGGTCTGGTTCCGGTAGGCGGTCAGATTCTCCTGGACCGCAGCGGTATTTGTCTGCGTCGCGCCGGTCAGGTCCCCGACGCTGGTCGTCCCGGTCACCATGCCGGTGTGCACGTTGCGCAGGGTGACCTGCTGCTTCTCCTGCTGGGCGTTCGCCGCCGCAATGGCCTTCGCGGCCGCGAAATAGCCCGCCGTGTTGAACCCCTGCGCGTTCGTCTGCTTCTCTATCGAGGTCACCTGGCGGTCGGTGGCCGTCTTCACCTTCGAGGCCCAGAACGCCAGCGCGCCGAGCCCGGCGACAGCAGCCGCTACCCAGAAGAACGGGTTGACTTCATCCAGCGCGGTCATCGCCGCGGCCAGGACTCCCGTCTCAGCCGCCGTCGCGACCTCCGCGCCGCCCAGCGCCGCCGTCGCCACCGCTGCGGCGTCAGCTTCCACGGCTGTTGCCGCCATGGCCGCCTTCGCCGCGGTCAGTGCGCCGGCGAGCCCCGACAGCCTCAGCAGCGGCATCAGCACGCCGAGCTTCGCCAGGGCCAGCGCCAGGCCGCCGACGCCCAGCGCCGCGCCCTCCAGCGGCCCCGGCAGCACCGAGATCACCTTGTCGAGAGCCTGCAGCCCCGCGGTCAGCAGCCTCAGCTCGAACAGGCCCGTGCCGCCCGCCGCCTGCGCCAGCGTCAGCACCGAGTGCACCAGCGTCGTCACGTCGGTGCCTAGCAGCCCGATGGCCTGCGGCGCGACCGTGGACGCCCAGCCGATGAACTTCTGCAGCCCCGCGTCGTTCTCGAACTGCACCAGGAACCGCTCGACGCCCGCACCCGAGGCGGCCGCGAGCTTCCCCAGCGGCCCCAGCAGGCTGTTAGCCGTGGACAGCGCCGTGTTGAACACCTGGAAGGTGCGGGGCTGCAGGCTCGCCGACAGCGCGTCGTACCGGGTTTTCAGCGCCTCGACCCCGGCGGCGGCCGTTTTCTGCCGGGCGTTCAGCGACGCCCACCCGGCGGTCAGGCCACCGGGGCCGCTCATCGCCTTCACCACCGGAGCCAGCGACCCTGCCGCGAGCAGCCCGAATGCGCTGAACGCCAGGCCCCCGGCCGCGAGCGGCCCCGTCAGCGGAGCGCCCAGCCCGATCGCCGCCGCGATCCACGACCCGCCGCCGCCCTTGGACCCCAGGCCCTTCTTCGTCCCGTCCGCGATCCCGGCACCCAGAGCCTTGCCCGCCGCGTCGCCCTGCGCTTTCAGCTCGCCGCGCAGCACCGCCATCTGCCGCAGCGCGGCGGACTTCTCGATGGCCGGCTTGATGGTGGGGTTCAGCTTCCCCAGCGCCACCGCCTCGTTCATGATGGCGTCCAGCTCGGCCTGGGCCTTCGCCGTCTCTGCGAATAGCTTGAGGTTGACAGTCCTGGTCAGAGCCATGTCAGCCTCCCTGCGCGCCGGGCCGAGTCTTGCGGATGTACTTGATTAGGTAGTCGAATTCTGCGACGCGGAGTCCGTAGATGTCGGCGGGCTTGTAGCCGAAGACCTGGGCGAAGGCTCCGAGGTACTCCCAGACGGCGGCCCTGATCCGGGGGCCCCGGTAGGGTCCGCCGCGGCCTTCGCCGCCTCGGCCTCAGCCTCGGCCTTCGCCGCCTCGGCGGCGGCCCGCGCTTCCGCGATCACCGCCAGGCGCGCCTCCAGCCACGCCGCCGACAGCCTGACGACCGGGAAGTCCACGCTGGCGATCGGCACGTCAGGGCTGCCGCCGTGGAAGACCAGCCACCCCAGCGCCTGGATGCAGACAGTCCGGCCCGCCCCTAGGCCATCGTCGAAGTCCGCGAGATTGCCCTTGATGTGCTCCTCGACGGCGATGCCCTGCAGGACGGTCAGGTCCTCATCGTCGTAGGACCAGGACTTGCCGTCGTACTCGCACTTGATGATCATTCGGGGCTCCTACCTGAATCCGTGAGCCTTGGCCCACCCGGTGATAGCGGCGTTACCCCACGCGTCGGCGGCCTTCGTCGCGGCCCGGTCAGCCGCCGCGGACAGGAAGGGGCGCGGAACCTGTTTTCGCCATGTCCAGTCCCTCCGGGACTGGTCCGGGCGGCCGAACACGGGGTGGCTGACCCACTGGCCGCCCGGCGCCTCGAACGTGAACGCCATCGGCGCCTCAGCGCCCCCGGCGGTGATCTCCGCTGACTTGCCGTCAGCGGCGACCGTGACCCTGATGGAGCGGGGGATGCGCTCCGACCAGGCACCCGCGATCGCACGCGCCTCGGCCGCGATGATCTCGGCCGCCTCCCGCATCGGCTTGCCGCCCGCGCCGAGCGACCCGACAGTGACGCCCTGCCCGGCCGGGAGGCGGTGAGAGGCCAGGCTGGGCATGGTGTCTCCTAGGTTGACAGGTGGTATACCATCTGGACATGGGACGCATCTTAGGAACCATCGCCGCCGCCGCCCTGCTCATCGCGCTCGCCGCCTGCGGCGCTCCTGCCGCTAAAGCGGACCCGGTAGCGGCCGTGAAGGCCCGCGAATGCGCCGTCTACGCCAGGGTCCGCGACCAGATCCGCAGCGCTACGGCTCACGGCACGGAGGTTTTCGAGCTCATGTCAGCCATGACAGCGCAGGGAACGCCACCCTGGGGCAGCGAGCTCAGCCGGGCCGCGAAATATGCTGACGTCCCGTCCGTCCCCCTCGGCGGCAACCCCGCGCGCGAGGTGGCCGCGGCGCTCAGCAACCTGGCGCTGCAGATCGATGACCTCGACCTGGACGCCACCGCCAGCAACCTCTCCGGCGTCCCGAACATCCCCAGCGACTGGAACCGGATCCTGGACGCCCAGGCCACGGTGGCTGCCGCCTGTGGCTGACCTGCACCGGCAGAAGCCGCTGTGCTTCCGGCCGTCCGGGGACGACCGCGCATGGCTGGCAGAGTATGCCCGGCGCGCTGGCCGCTCCGTCTACGCAGTCCTCGCCGACGCCCTCGCCGAGTACCGGCACCGGCATACGGCGGAAGAAGCAGAGAAAAGGGAAAGATCATGAACCGACGCACGTTATTCCTGATCGCCATGGCTGCCGTCATGATTGCCGCGTTCCTCGCGTTCCTCGCGATGTACCAGGGGCCTCCCGCTGGTGCCGCCACGCAAGCGCCGCCCCGGCACTGGCTGATCAGCAAGCCTGAACTCGCCCGTATCCGCGCCGCCGGGGCCACCGCAGGTTTCGGGTGGGTCATGTGCGACCCGGTTCCCCAGCGGTCACTGGGCTGCCCGGTACCCACGTTCACCAGCTACTACGCGTTCCGCCAGTGGGTCCTGGCCGGCGGCGCCGGCACAGCAGAGATCGACTACGAAGGGTCGGTCACCCCGCACTGGCAGATGACGCACCTGCTGTTCTACGTCCGCCTCACCGCCCAGCTCGGCCGCGCGCACGGCGTGTTCACCATCCTGTCCCCGATCACGTCGCGGGCGTCGGTGCCCACGTCGATGCTCGCGGTGGACGAGCAGGCCGCCCGGTACGGCGCGGGTGCGGTGGACATCCAGCTGCAGTGGATGGAGCAGCACCCGTGGCGGTACGCGGCCCTCCTGGCGTCCTGGGTGCCGCAGATCCGTCAGGCCGGGCCGGGCACGCTGGTTCTCGCCGGCCTGGCGACCGACCCGGAAGGCACCCCAGTGACCCCGTGGATTCTGACCCGCACGTACAGCCTGACCCGGGACATGGTGGACGGGTACTGGCTGAACGTCCACCCGTGGCCCGGGCACCCCGGCTGCGCGCCGCAGGGCTGCCCGCAGGTAGCGGTCACGTTCCTGCGGAACATCGGCGCCTGATAGACTGGGACCAATACGGACAATCAGGCAGGAATGGTGATATTCTCGACGGGCGCCGACGTCGGGGTGAACTGAAGCTCGATGGTGGTCGGGTTGCCGCCGATCGAGCTGGACGGCGCCGACTGGAGCACCTTGATCGCGAACGCGTTCATTTTCCTGCCCGGGACGTCGCCGCCGGGCAGGACCAGCATGAACCCGGTGGTGTTGCGGGGCAGCAGCGTCCGGACGTCCGCGCTGGCCACGTCCGCGTACATGCTCAGCGTCGTCCCGTCCGCCGACAGCAGCCCGGGGATCGACGGGACGAACGTCGACGCCAGGTCCGGGGTCGGCACCGCCGCCCCGATCACGGCCCACGTCCCGTAGGAGGCGACCTGCGGGGACAGGTCAGTGCCCGCGTTGATCTCCGCCCGCGTCGGCGATGACAGGATCGCGATCGCGGGCAGGAAATTGAAGTGCCACGTGCCCTCCGGGATGTACCGGCTGGCCACGCTGATCGGGGTCGCTGGCATCGCTTACTCGCCTTCCCTGGTGTCGTCGGCCCCGGCGGCTGCCGCTGCCTCTGCTTTCGCCTTCGCCGCGCTGGCCCGCACCGGCTTCGGGGGGTCCGGGTCCGGCTCGGGGGACTCGTCCAGCAGCGCCCACCCGGCCCGGTAGTGGTGCGGCAGCGACGACTCGGGCACCACCGCGGTGCCCTGCGTCTCCGGGTGGATGATCTTCACGTATCCGGGTTCCATGTCAGGCTCCGATCGCGATGACAGCGGCCAGGACGTTCGTGAGCGTGCCGGACACCGCGAAGGTCGCCACCGCGGTCACCGGGTCAGCGAGGTAGCCGACCAGCGGCAGCACCCCGTAGCCGGGAGACGCGACCGTCAGCGACCGGGTGCCGTTCACCGCCGTCCCGGCGACCGGGAGCCCGTCGAAGCTGGAGGCCGTCGGGATGGCCACGCTCACCGTGATGCTGGTGCCGCCCGACGGGTTGATGAGCAGCAGCCCGACGCCGTTCCCGCACGGCGCCGTGTTGCCCGACGCGGCCGGCGCGGCCGTCGTCAGCGTCGCCCCCGCGTGCGAGGGATTCTGGATGGTGTAGGCGGCCATCTCTAGGTCTCCGTCCGGTCAGTCACGTGGAACTCCCTTGCCTAGGTGGCGGTGTAGGCGTCCACCTGGACGCCGAACTCGACGATCGCGCGGGCACCCTGCGACGGGTCCAGGCGCAGCGCCGCCCCGGATATCCCGGCGCGCAGCACCAGCCCGGACAGGGTCCGGTTCGCGGCCAGCGCCGCGCCGCATGCGGTGACGAGCTGGAAGGCGCGGACGGTGGCCTCCATCAGGTCCCCGCCGCCGTCCAGCACCAGCGCCGAGCACCGGATCACGTACTGCTCCCGGTCCGGGTTCCCGGCCAGGCCCTCGGCGGCCAGCGTGCCGTCAGCGGCGAGCGTGTCGGACGCCTGCCCGCCCCAGCCGACGATCACGACCTGCAGCGCCGGCGAGCTGGTCACCACAGGCCCGTAGCGGACCTCTACCGGCGCCGCCAGCGCCGGCGCAGACTGGAACAGTCCCAGGATCGCGGCGAGCGCGGCCGGGGTCGTCGGCGACCAGGCCATCAGGCGATCACCGGGCGCGGCGGCCCGCACCACTCCTTAGCCTTGGCCGGGACGGTGAAGAACTCGCCGGGCTGCCTGGACTGCTCCTCCGGGCCGATAACGCCGGACTGCATGGTGCCCACGCCGCGCTGGGTCTCCCACAGGTGCTCGATCATGACCAGCGCGCCGCGCCGGTACCGGGACGGGACCTGCTGGTACCCGGCGACGTAGGTGACGTCGACCAGGCCGGTGACGGGGGGTCCGGTCATGACCCTGATGATGCCGCCGGGGCTGACCCGCATCGTCGTGACGTCCCAGGTGATCGCGGCGTCCCACGAGACGACGGAGGTGAGGGAGATGACGGGCGGGTCCGCTGCGACGCTGAACTCCCGCACTTCGCCGTAGCCGCACAGGTCGATCTCGTCGGTGATCACCCGCCGGACGATGGTCTCGTGCTTGTAGTCCTCGATCGCGCCCGTGGTGCCGGCGAGGAAGTCGAGCAGCTCGTCGTCGTAACTGTGGTTGGCCGGGTCGATGTTGAGCTGCTTCTTAGTGTCGGCCAGGGACACGATCGCGGGCCACGGGGTGGGGTCCACGTCCCACTCGTCGTCCCACGAGGTGACGGGCCCGGTGGTGACGGCGTGGGCGGTGTACCGGCCGGGAATCGTGGTCTGGTAGGAGAGGCGGTACTGGCCGGGGACGGCCGCGTCGGTGATCGCCGGGGTGGCCGTGGTCGCGTCGGGCAGGGTGACGGTCAGGGTGGCCGTGGCCGCGTGGGCCAGGGCGCCCGTGGCGTCCAGGACGTCGAACGCGATGGGGTACATGCCGCCTGCGCTGATCAACCGAACTGCCCTCCCTGCGCTCTCGGGATGGTCATGGTGCCCGCCACCGCGCGGGCGGCGGTCGTGCTGGCGTCTCCCGCGCGGGCGGCGGGAAGAGGCATGGCTGCGTGCCGCGCGGTCCCGTACAGCACCGGCGGCCCGGCGGCGGGCGGAGGGTTCCACCAGCAGCTGCGGCGCAGCCGGGCCGGCCAGCGCGGCCGGTGCCCCGCCTGCCGGATGAGCGGGGCGGTCAGCGGCCCGGGTGAGGTGCTCGCCGGGCGCGCCGCGGGAACCTGGAAGATGCACCCGCGGCGGGGCTGCGCGGCCCGCGAGACGGCCCGGCGGCGCAGCTGCGGCGGGATGCCGGGGGACGCGTGCGGGACGCCCCAGATGCAGCCCCGGCGCGGCAGCCGTGCCCTGGCCGGTGGCTGCCGCGGGAACTGGGCCGGAATCGCCGCCGGGGGCGGCGCGGCAGCGCCCTGCCACGGCGGCTCGGAGCGGTGGCCGCGGGGTATGCGGAGCGGCTGGGCGCGGCGCTGGCGCAGGTGCGGGGAAACCAGCGGCCCCGGCGCTCCGGGAGCCGCAGCCGCCGGGGGCAGCGGGAAGAACCGCCCGCGGGGGGGACGGGCGAGCCGGGACGCACGGCGCGCCGTTCCCGGCGGCACGGAAGCAGCCGCCGCGGGTACCGCGAACCCGGCGGCCGGCCTGCGCGGGGGAAGCCACCGGCGGCCGGCCTGCCGCATCTGCGGTAGCGCAAGTGCCGGGGACGGCGCGGCGGCCTGCGGGAAGAACTGGCCCCGGCGCGGGACGATGAGGCGCCGGCCGGGATGGCGGGCGACCCGGGCGACGAGCGGGCCCGGCGCCGGGGGCGGCGGCGGCTGCGGCAGCCCCCAGAGCCGGCCGCGGCGCGGGACGGCAAGCCGCCGGTCGGCCTGCTGGATGAACGCGGCGATCAGGCGGGCCTGCGCCGCGGCCGGGCGCGGGGGAACGCCCCAGAACATGCCGCGGCGGGCCAGGAGGTTACGCCACCGCCTCACGGCTTACCTCCCGGACTGGCCTCACGGCACTAGAGCAGGACCCTTCACTCCTCCCACTCGACGCTGAGCGAGATCTGGTGCCCGGCGGGCAGCGCGACCAGCCGGTTCACGAACGCGATGCCCAGCGACGTCGACCCGCCGATCCGCCATTCCTCCAGCAGCTCCCACGGCAGGTCCGCGCCGGACTGGCTGTTGAACGACACGGTAAACGCGTCCGCCGCGGTCGCCGCGAGGGTCGGCGGCGTCGCGAACGTCGATGCCAGGCTGACCGCGTTCGCGGCCGAGGACGGGTCGAGCTTGTTGGTCGTCGTGTTCGTCGGCGTCACCACGGCGCCGGTCGTCACGTTGAAGCCCACCCGGACCTGCTGACTGGTCGGCACGACCGCGGTGGTCGTCGACACGCCTAGGGTGACCCGGCGCAGCCGGGCAACGGTGGCGACGTACCCGAAGTAGCCGAACGCGGTGTCGGCGGCGACTGCCGCCGCTGAGAGTAGCTGCGAGTTGTAGCGAGCCATGCCGGGCCTCTCCTGGTGATCTCTTAGAATCTTCCGCCGTACTGGCTGACCAGCGGCGCCGGGACCGGCGTCGTAACCCGGGCGATCCACACCCCGGCGTAATCGGCGCCTGAGGCGTTCGCCTTGATTTTCTCGGCCCAGGCCAGGCCGCCGCCGGACACGGTCATCGTGGTGACGCCCGCGCCGCCGTCCGAGGAGACCAGGGCGACCAGCCACGACAGGGGCGGCGGGGTGAACGCGTTGCACGACACCGACGTGCCGCCCGTGTTCACCGCCACCGGAGGCGCCGAGGCGTCCTCGGTGATCGTCCCGGCTGCCAGGACCTCCAGCAGCGCCGCGCCGCCCCCCGTGCTGCTGGTGAACCCGTGCAGCGTCGCGCCGGGCGTGCCCGTCGCCGACGTCGCCGAGAACGTCAGGTACTGCTCGGTGTTGACGCCGTCGCCCACGCTGTCGACCTGCGTGGACAGCGGCTCCGCGGTGTAGGTGCCGTTCGGCGTCGCGACCGCCGCGCCGTACACCCGCGAGCCGGTCACCGTCGTGGTGATCGTGGCGTGCTGCGACGTGTTCGCCGACAGCGTGGCGCCCGTCTGCGCCGCCGCCGCGCCGGTCAGGACCTTGATGCGCAGCAGGATGCCGTTCGCCCCGCCAGCCGACGCCGCCGTGATCACCGGGTCGCCCGGCGGGGGGGCCTGCGCCACCCACACGCCTGCATAGTCATTGCCGGACGGGTTCTGCTCGACCATCGGTGCCCAGGTGACCCCGCCGCCCGACACGGTCATGCTGGTCGTGCCGCCGCCGCCGTCCGAGGCGACCAGCGCCACCAGCAGCGCCCCCGCCGGCGGGATGAAGCTCGCCGTCGTCACCTGCGTCGCCGACGTCGTCGACGCCACGGGCGGCCCGGAGGAGTCCTCCGAGATCGCACTGCCCGAGCCGTCCGGCAGGATCTCGGCCAGGGCCACCCCGCCCGAGTTCGACGTGTTCTCCCCGATGGCCGTCGCGCCCGGCGTGCCCGTCGCGGCGGTCGCCCGGAACGTCAGGTACTCCTCGCCGTTGATCCCGTCAGCGATGTCGTCGATCTCGGTCGTGGCGGCCGACAGCGGCGAGTAGGAGCCGTTCGGGCTCGCCACCGCCGCGCCGTACACCCTCGAACTGGTGACCGTCGTGGTGATCGTGGCGGACTGGGCGGTGGCGGCCTGCGCGGTCGCGCCGTTCTGCAGGCTCGCCGCGTTGTTCAGGACCAGGACGCGCAGCGCCATCCCGGCGGCCGTCGCCCCGCCCTGCTGCGCGGTGATGGTGACCGCCACGGGCCGTCACCACCTCACGAGATCAGGGCGTATACGCTGTAAACATGGAAGGAACTCCCGTCACAGTCCGGCTCGACGCCCCGACTCTCGCCACAGTCGATGAGCTTGCGGCTTCGGCCCGCAGGATCCCCGTGTTCGCCGCGATGCCCCCCGCCACGCGCTCTGACGTCATCAGGATGATGGTCACCGGATGGCTTCACGACCACCGCCGGGACGTGAGCGAGATGCTGGCCGGCCGCGAGCGGGGCACGTCATGATCATCGTCGCGGCTGCCGTCATCGTTGTCGCCGCTTACCTGGTCACCGGCTTCCGCTTCGTCGCCCCGGCGTGGGTGACACGCCAGGTCGCCAGGAACATCAGCAGCTACCCGGAGCTGGCGCGGGACCCGCAGTACGTCGAGGAGTGGCGCCGCGATTTCGCCGGGCTGGGTATCGGCGTCGCCCTGATCTGGCCCGCGTTCCTGATGATGCGCTTCCTGGCCGGCGGTATCGCCGCCCGGTCGCCGCTGACCAGTCACGAGGCTGCGCAGAAAGCCAGCGCGCAGGACGCGCGCATAGCCGACCTGGAACGCCAGTTGGGCATCAGGCCGTGACGTCAGACGACGCCGGTCAGCAGCTTGGCGTTGAACAGGAAATCGTTATTCGCGGCCACGAACGCCTGCCCGTTAGCCACCCGGTACAGCGAGTTACCCGTCCCGCCCAGGTCGAGGAACCCGCTCTTCATCAGCGTCACCTCCGCCTGCGTGTACCCCAGGGCGATCATCGCCGCGTCAGTGAGGGTCGCGTAGTTCTGCAGCTTGAAGCAGAACGCGGAGCAGTTGATCAGCGAGTCACGCACCGCGACCACCAGCGACCCGGCGCGGGAGTCGATGTCGGACTTGCCGGTCGGGAATCCTGCGGACATCAGGTCACCTTTCCTGTCATCACTTAGCCGGCCGCCAGGAAGGCGACGCTGCTGGTCCCCGCCGCGGCACTGGAGCTGGTCACCGCGGCCTGGCCAGCAGGTACTCGCCGGGCACCGGCACGTCCCGGATCCCGTCCGGCATCCACACCGTCTCCCCGGAGTACGCCACCTCCCACCCGTAGCCGAGCCTGGACAGCGCGGCCTCCAGGTCGGCGCGGTCGTAGTAGCCGTAGATGGAGTGGTCCTCGATGAGCAGCACCGGGCGCAGCCGCTCCAGCAGCCCGGCCATGCCCTCGATCGCGTGGATGTCGGCGCCTTCCACGTCGAGCTTCACCAGGTCGAGGCGGTCCAGGCCGGCGAGCTCAGGCTGCGCGTCGAGCCGCCCGGCGGCCACCAGGCCGCCAGTGCCTGCCTCCGCGGGCAGGACCCGCGTCGAGCCGCCCTCGGCCTGCCCGTTCGGGTCGGACAGGGCCAGTGCCGTCTGTTCATCCCACGCCGCCAGCTCCACCACCTCGACCACGGCGCCCAGGTCGTTCATCGCGATGTGGCGGCGCAGCGTCTTAGCGGTCGCCGGGTTCGCCTCCACCGCGATCACCCGCGACGCCCTCGCGGCGAGGCGCAGCGACCAGTGACCCACGTGCGCGCCGACGTCCAGGAACACGCCGCCCTCGGGCAGCAGGCCCTCCAGCACCGGGGCCAGCCCGGCCTCGTGGTCACGCCAGCCGATCCCGTCGCCCGTGCCCGGGCCGCGGTCAATCCACAGCAGCCCGTCCGCCTCCCGCACCGTGGCGGGCCGCACCGGCCGCGGCCCGGACTTCGCCAGGTCCGCGCGCTTCGCCTCCAGCACGCCCCCGAACTTCGCCAGCACCGGCTTCCAGTACCGCTCCGTCACCACGTCCGCGTCGTAGTCCTGCGCGAACGCGTACGCCTCCGCCCGCATCGACTCATCGCGGGCCTTCTCATACGCCTGCTCGTAGGCGTCCGCGATGTCACCTATCCGGGGGACAGCCGCCCACCCGCCCTGGCTGTCGTGCCACGTCCTCTCCCAGCCGACCTTCCACCCGGAGCCGCACAGCTCCGGCATCGCCGTCGCGTCCGTCACGATCACCGGGGTGCCGCACGCCTGCGCCTCCACGATGGGGATGCCGAACCCCTCCCCGTAGGAGCAGTTCGACAGGACATCGGCGGCCCGGTGAACGTCAGCGACCGCGGACGGGTTCAGGCCCTTGCGGTAGGTGTAGATGTCGGTGTAGGTGTAGGAATCGCGCGGGAGCATGTGCTCCAGGAACGCCCGCAGCCGCATCCCCGACGGCTGGTCCACGTCGGTGTGCAGGACCAGCATCGCGTCGGAATGCCGCCTGCGGAGCTGCGCGAACGCGGCGACCTGCTCGGCGAACGCCTTCCGGTTGCCATCCCGCCCGACGTTGTTCGCGACCATCGCCACCACGAACGCGTCCTCCGGCAGCCCCGCCGCGGCGCGGGCCGCGGCCTTGTCACCAGGGCAGAACACGCTGGTGTCAATGCCGTGCGGCACGTACAGCGGGTTCAGGCCCGCACGCTGCAGCGCCGCCTCACCGAAGCGGGACATGGCGATCGGGATGGCGCCCATCACCCCGAACCAGCCCGCCACCACATCCGGGACGTCCAGGTGATCGACCGGCACCCACGAGCCGACGCACAGCTGGTCCAGCAGCGGCGACTCGAACGTCCACACGTCACCCAGGGTCAGGATGATTCCCCTGGCCGAGGCTTCCTCCATGCTGCGGCACTTCTCCGCGCCGAAGTGGTGCAGGGCGTGCGGGACGATCACGTCGGCGCCGTACGGCGCCGAGTAGGACGGGTAGCAGGTCATCCCGTTCCAGTCCATCTGGGCACCCTGCAGGCCGTAGTAGACCGACAGGGCCACATCGTGGCCGAGGTCACGGATGCGGGGCGTCATGATGCCGGTCTGCATTCCGTAACCGGTGGGCGCCCACGGCGCCACCGAATGGAACAAGATCTTCAAGGCTGTTTCCTCCGGGATATGCGGCAGCCCTCCGCTCCCGGAGGGGGACGAAGGGCTGCCACGTAGTTGGTTTCAGCGGCGGGGCTGCGCCGCTGCCGCTGGCTTCTCCTGCCTCGCCGGAGCCTTCGCGGCCACGTCCTCGACGAGGGTGGCCATCCCGGACGCGATGAACGACCTGGCCCACGCGACGGCCTGCCTGTCGCCGTCATCCACCTCGACGTCCTGGTCGGGTGCCCAGGACGTGATCATGCCGTCCGGGCCGGGCCCGGCGGCCGGGCCGTGCACGATGACCTTCATCAGGGGCTCCCCGGGTCGCCGTTGCCGGCGTACCCCTGCCCCGCCGCCGCGCCGTAGCGCGTGGCGGCCAGGCGGGGGCTGACCGGCTCCCCGTCTGAGGTGGCCACCACGTCCGCCACCGGGGGCGCCACGTCCTCATCAGACATGGCGCCGATATCCGGGATCGCCGCGCCCGCCACCTGCTTCCCGCCGCCCAGATCGCCGAAAACTGCGTCTGCCATCATCTGCCTCCCTGGCCGCCCGGGTCGCTGCCCGGGATATTGGGGATCATCGCGCCGCCCGTCTGGCTGGCGACCCCGCCGCCCGGGTCGCCGAACACGCTGTCATGGGCGGGCACTTCACCGCCGCCGCCGGACGGGTTGTTGCTCGGGTTGCCCAGGGCGTTGTGCGGGCCGTCCTGAATCGGGGGCAGCTCGGTCCCCTGCTGCTGCCCCGGGCCGCCCAGGTCGCCGAACACGCTGTCTGCCATCACTGGCCTCCTAGAAGAAGTACGCGCTGATGCTGTTCAGCACGTTGGTGTTCGCCGACATCGTCACCCGCAGGTAGCGCCACGGGTAACCGGCCAGCACATACCGGCGGGTCGTCGTCGCTGTGGTCACCGGGCCGAACGTGGCCACGCTGACCACCGTCGGGGAGGCCGGGTCCGCGTACGGGATGGCGAAGAAGCTCGTCCCGTCCGCCGACCCCTCCACCAGGTAGGTGCAGGTGGGGGTGGCACCGACCGTGGTGATGACCTCCAGCAGCACCGGGCCGGTACGCCCGCCGCGGTCGATGATGTTCGTCGTCGGCACCGACCCGGCCAGCGCCGTGCACAGGCTGACCGCGGCGGGCGAGTACGGGGCGCCGACGTCAACGGCGAGCGTCGCCATCAGACCAGGTACTTGGCGAACGCAGCCGGGCGGATCACGTCCCCGCCGACACGCTCCTTGAACAGGAACCCGACCAGGCCCTGGTCCGCGTAACGCTCGTCGAGGCGCTGCACCGTGATCCGCTGCCGGTCGCCGATCATGTACCCGGAGCGGATGTCGCCGAACAGCACCGACGGCGCGGAACCCGGCGCCGGGAGCCCGGACACCCGGTAGAACGCCCGGCCGAACAGCCGGTCCGGCTGCCCCGCCTGGTTAGACGGCTGCCACAGGTAGTTCGACGTCGAGTCCTTGAGCAGCGCGATCGACTGCGTCGCGAGGTCGGAGGCGACGTAGGAGCCGACGTTCGCGAACCGGGACAGGATCACGTACTGCAGCTTCTTCAGGTCATCCGGCACGATCACCGCCGACGTCGCCGCGGTGACGCCCTGCGCGGCGGGGATCGCCCCGCCGATCGTCGCCCGCGTCGCGATGCCGAACGGCTTGCTCGTGCCGTTCCCGGCGGCGAACGCGTCGTCTTCCATCTCGGCGAATTTCTGCCCCACGATCTCCTGCACCAGCGACACCAGGTTCGAGTCGGTGTCCTGCAGCTCATCGACGCCGATCTGCACCAGCGCCACCAGGTCCTGCACGGTGACCGTGTTCGGGCCGGTCGCCGCGATCGCCGCGTCCGTCGGCGGCGTCGCGCCACCCGCGTTCGTGAGCTCGATCTGCCCCCAGCCGGCGGTCACGCCGGTCAGCGCCCGCACGTCCACCAGGTTGGAGGTGGTCGGCCTGACCAGCGCCAGGTCCCGCAGCACCCCGAGGCGCGGCAGCTGCAGGAAGATCGGCCCCGCCAGGTCATGCGGGACGATGATCTGCCCGGTCGAGTTCTCGATGATCGCGGCCTTCTCCTCCATGTTCAGCGAGGAGGCCCCGGTGCGCAGCGCCTTCGCGAACCATTCCGTGGCCATCCGGCCGGACGCCTCAGCGGCCCGGCCGCCCGGCGGGGTCCCGCCGACGGCGGCCTTGACCTGCGCGTCCAGCACCGGGTGCGGGGTTTCCGGGGCGGCGGACCACGACTCCAGGTCGTTGTGCTCCTTCTCGGCCGCAGCCAGGTCCCGGAGCCGGAACGCCTCCTTGTTCAGGGCCTTCATGTTCGCCAGCTCATCGGCGGGCATCTTCGTCGGGTCCGGGAACCTGTCCTTGATCGCCCGGGCGAGGTGAATGCAGTTCAGTGACTTGTCGGTCAGCTCCTGCAGGCGGGTGGTCATCGTCTTCCTTCCTGGAGCTCGGCCTCGAGCCGGTCCATGTCTTCTGCCGCCCGGCCGATTTCGAGCTGGGCGAGGGGACCGGCGAGTGCCTGGGGCGGCTCACCGCCGGGTGCGCCGTCACGCGGCCCGGTAGGGGTGATGAACGACAGCGCGTACCTGGCGCTGGCCTCATCACTGATCACTCGTTCCGCAGTGCCCTCGCCTGGGGCGGCTGCGCCCGCAGTGGGTTCCGGCCCGCCGGCCGTCCCGGCTGCGTCGTCATCGTCAAGGGGCTGGTACGCGGCGACCAGGAGGTCGGCCGCTGCCTTGGCCGCGGGCCTGTACGTGATGCTGAGCGCCTTGCCCATCAGGTCGCTGAACTGGCCGAAGTCGAGGCTGGACGACTCTGTGACCTTGCTCCCGAACTTCTCCTGCGCCGCGCGCACCTTCGGCAGCGCCTGCTTCCCGAACTCCGCCCCCTGGGCGATCCGGACTGCGGCATTATCCGCGTGGGCCCTGTCGTGGACAGGGAAGTGCCGCAGCGACCTCGGGGTGGTCTTCCCCTCGGCGTCCTTGCTGCCTCCGGGCTCAATGTAGGCGAACGCGGAATCCGGCAGGTCATTGATGCTCGCGGAGGTCATCGCTGCTTTCGCCGACGCCGTCGCCAGCTCGTTGATGGGGAACGGCGACACCGTCACCTCGAACAGCTTCAGCTCCTGCAGGAACCGCGCCGACTTCCCGGCATGCTGCCCCAGGTAGTGCTTCACCGCCTGGTAGGTGAACGACATGCCCTTCAGGTGGCCCTCGACCATCTTCGTCCGGACCGACTGGGCCTTCTGGTCGGAGGAGAACCGGGCCCGCACCCGCAGGCCGGTGGCGTCTTCCCGCGCGTCGTGGACGCTGCCGATCACCCCGGCCGTGGACAGGTCGTGGTCAGCGATCAGCGGCAGCGGCTGCCGCGAGTGGGACCAGTCGGTGAGCGTCTTCTTGAACGCCCCGGGCATGACGACGTCACCGTCGGCGTCCACGTTCCCGAACACGCTGGCGTAGCCCTCCAGCTCACCCGGGCTGCCGGAGGCGGCTTTCCACTCGACCGGCACGATCATGTGATCCGGCATCGGTGCTCCTTACCGGCCGTGGCCGTTGACGCGGGCCAGGTCTGGCCGCTTGCGCGCGAGATCAGCGAGGAACTCGCCGGCGTAGGACGCCACCCGGACCTGCGGCAGCGGCGGCGCCCCCGGCTCCAGCCCCGGCTGATCACCCGGCGGCTGCGCGCCGATCACGTCACCGGCCTGCGGCAGCGCCCCCATCGGCAGCGGCACCGCGCCGCGGGGCAGCAGGAACACGTCCCCGGCCGCGTCGGTGTCCAGGCCCACGATCCGCCGGAAGTCGTTGACCGTGATCCCGCCGTGAGACAGGGCGTTCACCGCCCGCTCCCACTTCGACGACTCGGCCTCCTGCAGGGCCAGCACCTGGCTGTTGTCCCACCGGACAGCCACCCGCGCCCGGCCCGTCCCGGAGAACTCCGCCAGCAGCCGCGTCTCCACCGGGTCACGGAACCGCCGCTGCAGGGAAAAAATGGCTTCTTCCCACAATTGTTTACGCGCTTCTTGGTAATTCGTAAAAGTGCTTCTATCCAATCCTACCTTTGCGCCGACAAGGATTGGGGGAACTTGCATTGCGGCACAAATGCGCGATTCTGAAATGGCCCGCAGGTCCGGGAACTCCAGGTCCCGCAGGTTCATCCCCAGCGGCTGCACGTCCATCCCCGCCTGCAGCACCGCTGGCTCACCGCGGCGGGCGCCGGCGAACGCGGCCTTCCACTTGCGTTTCAGCATGTCCGCGACGGCCTGCGTCGTCTCCGTCGCCGTCTTGATCACCACGCCCGGCACCGCGTAGTTGCGCAGCAGCGTGTCCACGAAATCGGTGGCCGAGTTGTCCAGCGACACCGCCCGCGCCGCCGGCCGCAAGGGCGGCTGCCCGAAATAGGCGCTCAGCGGGTTCGGGTACTTCACGTGGATGATGTCCCGGTACGCGATCGGGATGATCGCCGCCGTGACGTTGCGCGGGCCCGTCGTCGGGTCCAGGACATACCCGTAGGACCACACCCGCGGGTCGGTGGTCGGGAAGATGCGGATCAGGTCCGGGCGCACCGGCCACAGCTCCGCCGGGAGGCCGTCGCGGCCCCGCTGGATCAGCCAGTAGGAGTTCCCCGCCAGGTCCAGGTACGTGACGCTGAGCTCGAAGAACTCGAACTCGCCGGTCACGGGGTTCGGCCGGGAGATCAGCCGCCGCAGCCGGTGGCTCTCCAGCGGCTCCCCGTGCGCCACGGGCTGGTCCCCCGGGTAGACCCGCAGCACCGACTGGGGCAGGTTCTCCGCCCGCTCCCGGATGCACGCGTAGACGAGCTCGTTGCGGCCGTACCCCGCCGACGCGGACGACTGGTAGGACGAGTCCGGGTACAGGGCACCGTCGAGGTTCGGCTTCCCCCCGGCGAACGGCGGGACCTGGATGACGTTCTGGGTGCCGTCACCGCGGGGCAGCAGCAGCGCGGACGCCTTGCGCTCCGCCGCCGACCCGTCAAGCCAGCCCATTACGGCGCGGCCAGCCCGCGGGTAACGATGGCGGCATCACCGAAGTGGTCCTGATTCCATCCGCATCCGAGGAGGCACACCAGTCCCGGCGGAGGGCTGGTGCCGGCGCCATGACGGTAGAACAGCGGTTCACCGCAGTCCGGGCACGGGCTTCCGTCGGTGAGTCCGGGAAGGTTCACGCGCCCTGCCCCGTCAGCAGGCTCAGCCCGATCAGCAGGCCGCCCGCCGCGGCCACCCCTGCGCCAGCCCCGGCCCACAGGCCCAGCCCGGCCGGGACCAGCGCCAGCCCGCCGCCCATGCCCGCCGCCGCCACCGCCCGCCGCGGCGCCGAGACCGCAGCCGCAGCCGCCCGCCGCGCCAGGCCGCCAGCCCGCCGGGACGCCGCGGCCAGCACCGAATCCGCACTGCCAGGCACCAGCGCAAACACCAGCAAAGCTCCCGCAAGCAGCGCCCAGCCCGGCCCGGCGAGCACGTAAGCACCCGCGGAAGCCAGGCAAGCCGCCAGCACGGACCGGGCCATCAGATCTCCCTCACTGCATACTGGCGGGATGACCCCGCCGATCAGGCCATGGCAGAAACTGCCGTACGTGTCCTGTTACTGCTGTCCCGCCCAGGCCACGTACCGTGCCGCAGCGGCATCCTTGGTGCCCGATGACAGATACGAAGGCGACGGGATCGCGCTGACTTTCACAGACGAGCCGGAACGCGCGAGCCTGCTGGCCTGCGATGAGCATTTTGAGCAAGCCATGCAGTCAGTTAGGGAGACCTCAGACGCGGACGGCTCCATCGGCGGGCCGCTGCGGCTTCCCTGGCGGTGCTGGTTTCTCTATTACTCGACGACCGGGCGGCCGATCGGGGACTTCGCCGTGAAGCTGTCCAACTGGAGGTTTGAGCGGTGGTCGGCTAGGGCCGATGACTCCCTGATAGCTCAGAAAACGTCAGGCTCAGGCGGAACCTGAACCCCGAACGTCGCATGGCCGTGGCGGGCCAGGGTGACCGCCTCCAGCGGGCTCACAGGCGCCGCGGCACCGCGCCACGACCACGCCCACGCATCTGCCAGCGACCGGGTCCGGGCACCCTCTGCGGCCGCGTCCAGCGGCCCCTGCCCGAGATGCCGCCACCGGCCGTTCTTCACGTCCTGGGCCAGCGCGCCGCAGCCCTGCGCGTACTCCCGCATGGACGTCATCTGCAGCCGCCGCTTACCCGGCGGCGGGTCCTTCCCCGGCGCCGTCACCGCGAACCCGCGCCCGATCAGCTCTTTCGCGAACGCGCCGGCCGCCCCGGCCGGGTTCATCACCAGCACGCACGGGTCATGCGCATCCGCCAGCTCGCACAGCCGGTCAGCCAGCCCCGCCGTGTCCTCATGCGGCGGCTCGGTCAGCTCCCCGTGGCCCAGGCCATCCGCCCGGCGGCCCGCCACCGCCACCGACCACGTACCCGGCCACGGCGACTCATCAGGCTCCACCGCGAACGCCAGCGCCACCGGCCCGCTGATCTGCGACGCCGGGTCAGCCAGGCCCGCCCACGCCGCGACGAAACCAGCACCGGCCCTCATCCCCGACCGGTCCGGGACATTCCCGTACGCCCGGGCGAACTCAGGTGCTTCCATTGACACCCGCTCACTGCGGATCGCGTCCAGCGTGATCGTGTGCCGCCACTTCCCGCCGCCGCACCGGCACGGAGGCGACGGGCACAGCGCCGGCATGAACCCGAAGTAGGAGTCCTCGTCCAGCGGGTCCCAGCCCTCCGGCGCCGAGTACTCGAAATAGGCGATCCCGTGCCCGGAGTCCTCCCGGGCCGCGGCACGGCCCAGCTCCATCTGCCGGTCCAGCACCACCGACGCCGCAGTCCCCGCTGTCGAGCACACCAGCACCTGCGCATCAGCGATCGTGATCATCGCCGGGCCCAGGCCCTGCTCCCGGCGGTTGTCGGTGTCATGCCAGATCTCGTCTAGCACCGACTGGTGCAGCGTCTTGGAGTGCCCCGACGACGACGACGTCGACAGCAGCCGGATCAGCGACCCGTTCGTGAACGAGATGTACTCGTTGCCCATGCCCTCATAGATCCGCCGGACCAGCGGCTTCAGTTTCCTCGACCGGCGGATCAGCGGGAACAGCTCATCCAGCCACTTATCCCGCGCGTCCTTCCCCGACTGCGCCGTGAACGCCGACCGCTGCGGATGCGACCACCTCGGCGCAGTGCACCGGTGGATCTGGAACGCCAGGAACAGCGTCGTCTTCCCCGTCTGCCGGGGCACCGTGACGATGATCTTCCGGTAAGCCGGCAGCCCCGTCTGCCCGTCGATCTCCCCCCCGACCATGGCGATGTCCCGCTGGTGGGGCATGAACGGCTGGCCCAGCGCCGCGCCGATCCCGGTCAGCTCACCGCCGAACGACTCCCGCTCAGGCCTGCGCCTCGTCGCGTACTTCGGGGAACAGCTCGGCAAGAGCCGCGTCGGCGGAGCCGTCATCGTCATCCGCCGTCAGCTCCCTCAGCACCACGTGGTACTGCCGCCACAAAGCCGCATTCGACGGGTCCTCGTCAAGCGCGAACGCCATCGAGCGGAGCGACTGGACGGTCGCGGCGTCGACCTTCTCGACGCGGCCCAGGCGGCGCAGCTCCCTCAGCGTCTGCTCCAGCTGGCCATGGTTCGTAGTCCGCACGCACGCCCCCCCCGGTCAGCGAAAAATCGGCGCCGTAAATAAATCCCAGACGGCTGCGGAGTCGCACGTCAGCGATCCGCAATCGTGATCTTGCCCTGGGGTCTGGGCTAATGGTCTACCAGCGGCGCGACGTGGCCATGATGGTCTCGGCGCGGGCCGCGCTCACCCGCGCGGTGACGCCGGGCCCGGGCGCGCCGGGACGCTGCTGCCACCTGGGCGCGCCTGGCTGGCGTGGTGCCCGGAGCCCGAGCGCCCTGTTCCGCTTTCGCAGCTCGGTGCCGCATGCGCGGCTGCAGCTGCGCTGAGGTGCGTGGTTAGGGTGGTAGTGCGCGCCGCAGATCTCGCAGCTGCGCGCGGCGTAGTGGTAGGGCTTGCCGCATGCCTGGCAGGTGGTGTCGTGTCCTGCGCCGAGGATCAGGTGCGGCTGCGCCTGGTTGCCTGCGGTCGCGCCGGCGCTGCGGTTGCAGGATGCGTGCTCCAGGACGGCGGGCCCGTTCGTGCCGCCCTTGGCCCGGTCGGTGATGTGGCCGCGGTCGAGTGCCTGCGTCCTGTACATGGGCTGGCCGCACCGCCAGCACGGGGTGCCGTCAACGTGAGCTGCAAGCAGCCGCTTCTTGTCCGCGACGTGCGGTGAGCCGAGGCCCCTTTCGGCTGTGGTTCCCCGGTAGCGCGCCATCAGCCCGTCCTCACCGTGGCGGTGCGCGGCTCGTGCTGGCAGTCGCACAGTGCGCTGGCCGCCCGCTCGGTGACGGTGAGGTCACGCCGCTGGCGGGCCTTCTCGGGGCAGGCGCCGTGCTGGCCGTCGCGGCAGGGCTGGCAGACCATGGTCAGTCCGCGTTCTCGGTCAGCCAGCGGGTGACGCGGTAGCCGAGCTCGATCAGGGCCATGGTGTAGCTCGTGCTGGTGAGGTCACGCTCGTCGCGGTCCGCGGTGTCAGTCATTGCCCGTTGCCCTGCCTCCCCGCGCATGGAAAAGGCCCCGGTGCCCGGATCCGGGCATGAGGTCTCAGGCCTTTTGTAGCACACGCTAGTTACCTGCGGGAACGCAGAGCGCTTCCGCGGCGCGCAGCCAGGGCTGGAGCGCGGTGTGCAGGCGGCTGATCCCGGCCCAGTCGTAGCAGGCGACGGGGTGGCCGCGGCCGGTGCCGGGGTGCCGCCATCCGGCGGGCTGCACGCCGAGCGCGCGGACGATGACGCGCAGCTGCGCCTCGGTCATGCGGGGCCTGAGCAGGCCGGCGGCCTCGGCCAGGGTGACCAGGACGGCGGCAGGCATGCCCGATTTTCGCATGCCTGCCGCGCCGGGCCATAACCTGCCGAGTCCCGGCCCGCGATGCCGCGCCGATCCTGCCTGGCCAGTGCTGGCCGTGCCCCGCGCCTATAGCAGACCTAGCCCAGGCCGGCGCGGGGCCACCCCGGACGGCAGGGCCACGCCAATGGCCCTGCCGTCCCACATGCGCCCGTAGCTCAGAGGAAGAGCAAACCACTCGCAGGGTCAGGCCGCAGGTTCGAATCCTGCCGGGCGCGCGTGCCCATACAGGCTACAAGGTTTCTTGCCAACGAGCTCCCTGGCGGAGTTGCTTTCGTCAGGGAGCTGGCCGTCACCCGGGCTGCGGCACATGCCGCAGCACCGGCCGGGGGACGGTCACCTCGCGGGCGCGGCGGACGAGTGCGTCGCGCAGGGCCCGGGATTTCGCGCCGAGCACCGCGGCGGCTTTCCGCTTCCGGCGCCGCTTCCGCCGCTCGTTCCACCACGACCAGGCGCACAGTGCGCCGCAGAACGCGAACCAGGCCGCCGCCAGGTACCCGTGCTGCAGCAGGTAAAAGACGACCAGGCAGGCGTCCAGCAGGGCGAACAGCCCGGTCATGTACTCGAACCCGCGTTCCATCAGGCCCGCGAGCCGCAGCACGCCGCAGGCGACGGCCACGCCCATCAGGCACGACTCAGCAACGGTGAACATGATGATCATGTGACCAGCCCGTCTGCCCACTCGATGACCGGGGTGACCTGGTCGACGGGGCTGTAGCCCATCCGGCCGACCGGGTGGCTGCCGTCACTGTCGGTGCAGTCGCCTTTCAGGCAGGTCACCAGGCGGTCGCGGACCAGGGCGCTGAGCATGGGGCAGGTGCAGTACGGGCAGGGCGCCGGGATCCGCTGCGGCCGCTCGGCCTCGTCGATCGCGGGGAGCTGCAGGATCGCCGTCACGCACCCGTTCAGGTCACGGACGGCCCGGCAGTACTCGCAGCGGCACGGCTTCCCGGCGCGCGAGTGCTCCTGCGGCATGGCGCAGCCGAGGCGCCCGATGGCCTCCAGTGCCCTGGCGGTGTTGCGGTCTGACCAGCCGCGGCGGGGCCGGGCCCGGCCGGTGACGGCCTGGGCGAGGATCTGCTCGGTGTCGCGGATGAGGGCGTGCGCGGTGCCCCAGGCCGCCGCGGCCTGGCTGTTCCACGGCGGGGTGCTGCCGGGCTTGCTCCCGCCGCGGGTGCCGTCGGCGTCGGGCTCGCCGAGCAGGGCGGCGGCGGTGCGCAGCAGCGGCCCCAGGTCGGCGCACGCCTCGCTCAGGCTGGTCACCGGCCGCCTTCCATGTCGCGGACGATGCCGCCGAAGACGGCATCGTCACGGAGCTGCCGGAACGTCTCCTGGCCTTCGGTGCTGGACGCCCACGCGTCCGCTTCCTCCTTGGTCGCGTCGAAGTCACCGTCGACGACTCGCTGGGCGAGGGATGCCAGGGCTGCTCTTGCTTTCGGGCCGGTCGCCGGCTGCTTCGCGAGCGCTTTCAGGTCGCTGACGAGCTGGATCTCCGGGAATATCAGCGGCGAGAGGTAGTCGTGGTAGTAGCCGTCCACGGCGCGGGTGATCATGTCGCGCGGCATTCCCGGCACTTCGCGGAGCGCCTGGGCGAGCTTGGCCGTGGTGTGCTCGCTCATGTCGTGCCTCCTGTGAGCAGCGGGCCCAGGTCAGCGCACGCCTCGCTCAGCGACGTCACAGCAGGCCGGCCAGTACGATCAGCGGCAGGGCATTCCATATGTCCCACACGTCAGAGCTGGACTGCCAGAGGTGGCCGTCAGTGTCGCCGTGCGGGTGCTCGCCGCATCTGAGATAGATGACCTTGTCGCCATTGCAGGTGGCGGAGCTAAACTCCCGTCCGCGAAAGTCACATCGATACCGCTCGCGAACTTCGGCTGAACGGACAAGCGAGCCGTCAAGCGAGCCGATGACCTCGATTATGCCGGTGGCAGCAAACGGCTTGCGAGCGCCAGTGCGAATGCGGCCGAACGGCTTGATCAGGAAGGGATCTACCTCGTCAAGCTGACGAGCGACGCTCAGGGTGACCTGCCGTGAGCCGACCATCAGCACGCGGACCTCAGCGGTCAGTACCTCAACCGTCGCGGTGCTCATGCCGTGCCGCCTGGCAGCCACAGCGGCAGCCCCGCCCGCATGACCGCATCCCACCCGATGCGCCCGGTCAGGACGCCGTTCACGTACTCCGCGAACGCCGGCGGGAGGACGCCGCCGGGCGAGTGCGCCAGCGTCAGCCGCACGATCACCGACGGGTCCGTGCCGTGCTGGCGGGCGAGCCCGGCCAGGGACGACTGCCCGGCGGTCACGTGCAGCACCGGGCCGGACGGCCTGGGCGGCGGCGCGAACAAGCGGATCCACGCGTCCAGGTCCGCGCTCGTGCCGTTGAACGCGTCGCGGTCCACCCCGTTGCGGATGCCGTACTGCCAGAATTTCCACGACGACCACGGCTTCACCTCCGCCGGCGACGGCGCGGTAGCGGCGGGGTGGGCGATCCACAGGGCGTACCGGTCCAGGCCCGCGCAGTACCCGCCCTTGGCGAAGCTGAGGAACGTGTAGACGCCGCGCGGGTTGCGGGGGCACAGCTTGTCCAGCTCAGCCATGAACGCGCGGGCGCACGCCGCGGTCTCGCGGAAGCCGGGGTTGGCCGGGTTCTCGTTGTCGAGCCACAGCATGTCCTGCGGGGTCAGGCCGAGGTCGTGGTAGGCGGCGGCGAACCGGGCGGCCTGGGCGGCGCCGGACTCGAACGGGTCGAGGAAGTGGTAGGCGCCCCTGTGCAGGCCCCTCTTGGCGATCTCGGCGTGGTTCCACTGCGCTGTGGGATCAGGCGAGTTGGTGCCGGGCGTGGACAGGCCCTGGGTGAGGCGGTGGATGCCGAACGACAGGCCGGACGTGGCCGACCAGGCGAACTTCCCCTGAAAATTGGACACGTCCAGGCCCTGGGCGGAGCGGACGGTGGTAGCTGCGGGGTGGGTCATGCGGTGCCTCCTGCGGGCTCGTACGTGGCTTCGAAGATGTCGGGCTTGGCAATGCCGAATAGGAAATCTGCTGCGCGCAGTAGCAGGGTTGGGTTGTCCCTGAAGAAGCCGAGTCCCTTGTTGCACGGTGCGCAGAGGCGACCTCGAACCCGGCCTGTCTGATGGCTGTGATCGATGCAGAGGCGCTCGGTCGCACCACAGATGACGCAGACCATTGGCATTGCATCCCACTGGGCCTGCGTTAGGCCGAATGCGCTCCTGGCCTTATGGGCCGCCACGCGCTCTTTGTTCTCGGTCACCCACGCCTTGTGGGCAGCCTTGGCCTTCTCCGTGTTGGCGGCGTAGTAAGCGCTGCTTGCAGCCTGGCTGCATGCCTTGCACCAGCTCGTCGGCTTCGCCCTGGTCTTGTCGCGGTAGAACTCGCTCAGCGGCTTGGCTACACGGCACTTCGAGCACGTCTTCATTCGCTCACGGCCTCGTAAGTCAGGGCGAAAACATCTGCGGCGCAGGGGTAGAGCTCGGACTTGACGCCGCGGATGATCCAGTCGCCGGGGCGGAATTCCATGTCGCCCTCCAGCGTCGTGATGTAGCCGCCGTCGTTGGTGCGGCTTTTCCACGTGTGGCCAGGAGCCGATGAGCCGCCGAGGAATGCGGTTACCTCGGTGCAGCTGTCTCCGCTGCCGGTGAACTGGACGGCCTCGATGACGACGGGCTTCTTGCGGTACCGCTGGCTGGTCACGTGGTGCCTCCTGGGGTGGTCATGGTCGTGCGGTGGTACCAGCGGGGCATGGGCTCGCCGGGCGGCGGGCCGGGGTCGGAGCCCAGCGGGCGCATGAACCACTCCCAGTACTCGGCGTCGAAATCGCCGACGGTGCCGGGGTCGGTGGCGTGGGGGCAGTCGCGGCCGGGGTGGCCGAACACCGTTGGATCGGGGCAGCAGCAGGCGGTCACAGCAGGCTCCGGCTTTTTGTCTTTTCCATTTCAATTCCGCTTTTCCCGCGCGCATCGCGCGTTGCCAGTCGTTCAAGATTTCTGCGCGTCAGTTAGGTGGGGTCTCCGTTAGTCCGTCCGTCCGTCCGTGCTCTTGTGACAAGCATTGTGACAAGCATTGTGACAAGCATGTTTCCGCAGGTCACACGGCGTTTTGAGCATCGTGACAAGCATCGTGACAAGCATCGTGAAACGGACATTGAGCATCGTGACATCTGAGTTTCACCTGGCCTGAGCATCGTGACGCTGCCCACGGCTCTTGCGCTGGCGAGCGGCGTCACTCAGCGGCTCGTGACCGTTCCAGCGCGCCTGAGCTGCGGACTGTGCCCGGATGCGCCGCTTCTTGGTCTCGTCGTTGCTCTCCTGGAACTCATCCCAGCCATGGATAAGCCAGCCCCCAGGCTGTGGATAAACGAATCCGTGCGTGACAAGCCGCGTGACATCCGCGTGACGAGCGTGCACGAACGGGAGCGCCTCGCGCGGGATGAACCCGTCGGTGCCCTGCTCGCCGGAATAGGAAAGCATGCACAGATAGGCGAGCGCGGCACGGTAGCCGTCCTTCTCGGACAGCAGGGCGAGCAGCTTCGGGTTACGCGGGAACGTGGTATCCAGGCGCACCCACGGAAGCGGCATCAGTAGCTGCCCTGCTGCGCAGTCAGGGGAATGTGGATTTCGCCGGGATGCGGATCGGCGTCAGCATTGAGCACCATGCATTCACCGTCGTCGCAGCACGGGCCCCTGTGATACCACTGGGCCTCGATTCCGTGTCTGCCGTACTGGTCCATTCCGGCCCACATCACGGCTGGAGCACCGGGGTCCTGGCTCCATGTCCACCAGTCGGACCCCTGGCACGGGCTGAATACATGCAGGGCCGGGTAGCGGCTTCCGTATGACCAGAAGACGAGCTCCAGCAGTGCGTCCGGGCGGCTGGCCCAGGCGATGGTCATGCGCCGGAGAATGCCGTCCACGTGCGCGATCATGTCGGCCGACTCCAGCAGGGGGCCGACTGGCTTGACCTCGGTGAAGCTCCGGAACGGGCGCTCGTCGCCGTCGCTGAGCATGTCGCTGCCGAAGTCAGGCAGCCACTGGCCAGCCGGGCTGGCGAAGCAGTCGGGCTCATACTCCCACCGGCAGCCGATGGAGCTGAGCCATGCGGCGAAGTCCGCTTCGAGCCGTGACCGCATGCGGATGCCGTTGTAGGTAGTGGGCCGCGCCTTAATAGTCTCGGTCATCCCCGGAGCCTTTCTGCGGACGCGGATGGTGAAGCGGTGTGGCCCGTCCTGGCGGCCTCCGGGGGGATGGCGGCACGCCAGGACGGGGTGGATGCCCCCGGCCCGCCCGGCGTTGCTGCGCGCGGGCGGCCGGGGACGCTAGGGGGCGGGCGGCATCAAGGGCGCGGGCCGTGTTCCCGGCGCGTACGGCTGGGTGCCGAGGATGCCCAGCAGCCAGTCAGCGGCCCACCCGTACATCCGCTCGCAGACGATGGACTGCCGCCAGCCCTCATCGCAGACGATCATGTACTGCGTCGTGGGCAGCCCGTCGTCGTGGCTGACCTTCCGGTAAGCGGGGCTGGGCTCGGCTGCGTCGGTCATGCGGGGTCTCCTAGGGGGTGTGGTGGCCGTCGCGGATGGCGGCCTCCCGGCGCTGGAAGTGGACCATCCGCGTGGCCGCCTTCCCGTTCGTGCAGGGCATGCCGGGCAGGGCGGAGCACCTGGGGCAGGGGGACTTACGGCAGTTCTCCTCAGCCGGGCTGAGCCGCGCGGCTCTTGATACGGCCATGGGGGGTCTCCTTTACGGGCTGAGCTGGCGGATGGTGATGACCGCGCCGGGCAGGCCGAGGCTGGTGAGGCCGCCGGTCGTGCAGCACGGGTAGTCCTTGACGGCCAGGACCCGGACGGCCTGGGCGTCGTCGTGCCAGACCCCGGCAGCCGTCAGTGCGTCGAAAGTGGACCGGACGTACTTGTCGATGTCGGGCCGCTTGTCCGGCCAGGTCCGCCGTGTCTTCGGCGCGCTGGCTGGCCGGCGGACGGTGAAGTGGATGACGACGTCGAGCGGCCCGTCGTAGGGCGGGTGCTCACCCCAGCCCATGGCCTCCCCGGCGGCGTTCCGGACGTCCTGCCGCCAGTTCGTGACGCCTGCCTTGGCTGACTCGGCCATGGACACGCGGGCCTTCCCGCCGCCCTTGGGGATGTAGGCCCGTGCTGTCTTCGACCCCTGCGGCGCGGGGGTGCCGTGCACGGTGATGGTGACCGGCGGGCGCGGGCCGGCCAGCGGGGCGGTCACGGCGCGTCCCGCGTGGCGATGAACACCGGGCTGCCGTAGCCATCGCCCCGGAACGCCACGAGCCCGTGCCCCATGGCCGTGGCCATGTCGCCGCTGCGCTCGGGCCGCCCGTCGCGCAGCAGCGCCAGCACGGCCTCGCGGTCCCAGTCGGCGCCGATGAGCGTCAGGCCCCCGTCGAGGAGCGTGTGCACGGTCTCGCCGTCCGGCAGCAGCGCCACGGCCTGCTCATAGCCCAGCGCGTACTCCGGGTCGCCGCCTCTCACTGCTGCCTCGCCTCCTCGAATGCCTCGCGGCTCTCGTACACCACGAGGCCGCTCTGGTCCGGGTCGCAGACGACCCGCTCGGCGGTGCTGCCGTCCGGCAGGGTGATCCGCAGGATGACGTACCAGCGGTGGGCGTTGATCTCCACCTGGCTGCATTCCACGACCTCAACCATCGCCGTCCTCCCCGTCCTGGCCGTCGAGGCGCTCGCCGGTCCTGGGGTCGATCTGCCGGAACGCGAGCCGCATGTCGTCTTCCAGGTCGAGCGGCAGGACGGTGCGGCCGTTGCGGGACTCCAGGGCGCGGCGCATCAGCTGCTCGGCGACTGGCAGGTCATCGCGGAGGACGACCTCGATGCGGCGGATGCGGGCGGTGGGGACTACCTCGCCGGTGTCGTTGTCGGTGGTGACCTTCTTGCAGTCGATGATCGACAGGATGACGTGGAAGCGGTGGGGCTCGTCGATGAGCATGCGGACCACGGGTCCGATGCCGTTCGCGTCGCCCTTCGGCAGCGAGCCGGAGATACCAGGACCGCTCACGCGGGCCTCCTTCGTCTTGGGTCGGGGGTGCCGCGGCCCCGGCGGACGTCCGCCGGGCCGGGGCCGCGGCAGGCACCCGGGGCCGGTGCTTAGTCGGCGATGAGGCGCTCTTCGGCGGCCTGCTCACGCTGGCGGCGCAGCACGTACGTGCCGGCCGCGATGCCGGCGTAGGCGTGCTCGGGGTGCGCGACGTAGGCCGTGCCGGTGCACTGCAGGGTGCCGATGTCCTGGCCGCCGCCCGGGTCAGCGACGAACACGGCGGTGCCGGGCGTGCCCGCGAACAGGCGGTGCTCGTGACCGGACCCGACCGGCGCGATCACCGCGACCCCGGCGGGCGGGACGGTCTTCCCGGGCACGTTCCGGTGGCCGACGGGGACGATGGCCAGGTCGCCCTGGAACTGCAGGCCGGCGAGCACCGGGACCTCGGCGGAGGTGTCGCAGTGGTCCAGGACGTCGAAGCCGTGCCGGTCGACCAGCTGGGCGATCGTGGTGGTCATGATGTTCCTTTCATCGGGATGAGTGGTACCGGGCGGTTTAGGTGCGGCGCCGTAGACGCCGGATGGTGCTGATAAGGCGCGGGACGTCGTCGCTGTACCAGGCCCGCTCGTGCTCGCTGCCGTCGGTAGCGCGGTCGAGCATGGCCTGCAGCTGGCCGGCGAGGATCGCGAACTCGGCATCGGCGGCAGTGACGATGCCGTCGTGGATGGCGAGCCGGAGGATGGCCACTGGGTCGCGCGGCGCGTAGTCGCCCCATGTCCGGCGGGCAACGGAGCGCAGCCACGCGTCCCGCAGCCGCTGGCAGCGCAGCGGGATCAGCGTGATCGGGATCTGCCGGGAGAAGGCGCCCCTCATGTGCGCCTCTGGGCGGCGGCGTACTCGTCACGGGTGAGGTTGTAGGTCCAGGCGGCTGCCTCGACGGGATCGCTGATCTCCGCAGGTATCGTCAGCCCGTACCGGCGGCGCGTGCCGTCGCGCTCGGCCGAGCCGTTGGTGCACATCAGCAGGCGCACGCGGGAGCCCCACAGCCGCTCCGGCACGTCATAGAGGACCAGGTGCTGGCCCGGGTTACCCGGGTCGGGGACGCGGGCGTTGCACAGCTCCGTGCTCGCCTGCCGGGTACCCGGCGTGAGGCCGACCGGGACGAGGCCGGCTTCCTCGGCGAACCGGGACCAGCCCATCGCCTCGATCGCGCACCGGCGGACCTCGACATTCTGCTCGGCGCCGATCGCCTCGACGGTCGGCGCCCCGATGACCCACGGGTCGACGCGGCGGCCGTGCCAGGCGTGGAACCCCCAGCCGTCCGGGTAGACGATCGCCGGGCCCGTCGCGGAGTGCAGCGCGCCGTCCGGGTCGCGGTGCAGCTGCGCCGGCCGCTCGGTCGCGATGGCGAAACCGGAGTAGGCCCACCACCAGCCGCACGACCGGGCGGCCTGCTGCTGCCCGTGGACGGGCTCCAGGCCGGTGACGCCGAGCCGTTCCATCGCGTCGTAGAACGACAGGTAGCCGGCCCAGTGCTGGCCGTACATGCAGCCTTCCCACCAGCCCAGCAGCCGCCCCCGGACAGGCTCATCGCCGGCGCCGCGCACCTGGCCGTCCACCTGGCCGCGCACCTGGCCGTCCACCTGGCCGCGCACCTGGCCGCGCACCTGGCCGTCCACCTGGCCGCGCACCTGGCCGTCCACCTGGCCGTCCACCTGGCCGCGCCGGCGCGGCGGCTTCCCGGCGTCGAGCAGCGCGGCGTCGATGATCTCCGGTGCGATGGCCTGGGCGATGGTCCCGGCCCAGGGTGAGCCGAGCCAGACGATGATGCGCGGTGGCGGAAGGGCGGCCGCGGCGTAGGCGGCGCGGATGCCGGCTTCGGCGGAGGGCCGGTCGGCGGCCTGCGTGGACAGGCCGATCGCCAGCCACTCGTCGCGGATCCGGGGCAGGAGGGCTTCCTGCTCTGCGGTGAGTTTCGTGATCTTCTTCATGGGGTTGTTGCTCCTGGGTCGGGGAACAGCAGTGGTGGCTGGGCGGGCTGGCCGGGCTCGCGCACGGCGGGCGGGCGGCGGCGGCGGTGCCGGCTGTCAGCGGCGAGGGCGGCGAGAGCGGCGGCACGGCGGAACTCCGCGGCGTCCGGGCACGTGTCGAGATGATTCGTGAATCTCGACTCGCCCTCCGCAGGCTTCTCATCCTTGGCGAGGAACCGGCCCGGCTCGGTGGTGTACGGGCGGGCGGCGACGGTGCCCGTCTCGGACGGGGCGGCTTCGAGGGGGAGGCGCAGCAGCCGCCCCCCGGCGGGCGGCTGGACGGTCTTCATCCACACCAGGGCGGTGCAGTGCGGGCCGCGGCAGGCCGCGGGGTGCCGGGGTGAGCTGGGCAAGCCGGGCGGGCGGCTAGGCACGGGGCACCGCCAGCGGCGAGCGGGCCATCTGGCGCAGCGGGCAGCGGTGGCCGTCGGCTTCCCGGCACTCGCCGCAGAGCGCTATCCCGGCGGTGAGGTCGCCGGCGTGCGGAGCGCACAGCTCGCGCAGGCCGAGGTGCTCGTGGACGCATCCGGCCATGACCATCACCGTCGCTGCCCGCTCGCAGTCATGGCCCGACTCGAAGTTGTAGGCCATGCAGGTCTCATCCACTGGCGTCAGCCCCCTGCCGCTGAGAGGCAGGCTGTAGTCGGCGGTGACGACGGTGACGTCATCCATCGCCGGCCTCCTGGTCATGGCGGCGCAGCTTCCCGCACCAGCACGCGCCCCGGTCCGCGCAGCCTTCGCGGCAGTGCCGGTCGATGAGCGGGTTCCGGCCGTGGCATGGCCGGGAGGTGAGCAGCGCACTGTGCGCGTTCGCGGGGCAGATGCCGGGGAGGCGGCGCAGCAGGCCCCACAGTTTCCAGCGCAGCCGCTCAGTCATCGCCGGCCTCCGTCGCGGGCCGGGCGTACGTGGTGCCCTCCTGCGGGCCGCAGCGGTGCGACCTGGACCCGTTGTGGAACCAGCCCTTGCACTGCGGCGGGCAGGGCGGCGTGCCGTGCGGCCGGGTGATGCACTGGCGGATGGCCTTCCCGCAGCCCGGCTGCCCGCACCGCGGCATCCGGACGCGGCTAGCCACGGCCGGCCTCCTTGCCGCGCATGTCCCGGGCGAGGAACCGCACCGTCTTGCCGACCTGCCGCCAGGCGATCTCGAACTCGTCGTCGGACAGTCCGTGCAGCGCGTCGGCCAGCAGCTCAGGCCAGTTGGCCGGAAGGCCGGGCACTGTCACTGGCGGCCGGTGCGGCACGCGGCTAGCCATCGTCGTCGTCCAGCTCGTCTTCGGAGACGTCGTCCAGCTCGCCGTCAACGATGTCGGCGTCGACGTAGTCCGGGTCGCCGGCCGCGATCGCGGCCCACGGGTCCGGGCGGGCGGTCACCTGCCACTGGGCGACGGGCATGTCGTCGCGGATGGACAGGGCGCCGACCTTCCGCGCCATGTCCTCGGTGCACGGCGTCAGGCAGTACACCGGGTAGCTCGTGAACTGGGTAGCCGCAGGCGCGGCGGCGTCACCGGGGTAGATGTCGACCTTCAGCCGGGTGGCCTGCATCAGGGGAGCGTCGGCGGTGACGTACCCGGCGAGGCGCCGGCGGCCAAGCAATTCGCATATCGCCCAGCCCTCGAAGGGATCCGCACTCACGCCGCGCTCCTCATGTTGTGGCCGCTCATGAAGCGCCGGTCACGGCCTTTGCTGTCTGGTGTCTCGATCTGCTCGCCGCACCCGCAGGCACACGCGATCAGGACTCGGGGCTTGCGCCTGGCGGCCACTGCCTGCGCGATCGTGACCTGCCGAAGTCCAGTCCTGTATGCGTGCCGCATGTTGTCCGGACGTGTCAGGTACTCGAGATTCCAGGCGGCCGGCTGCTGCTTGTCGCCGTCCTTGTGATTGACCTCATGGCCAGGCGGGCACGGCCTGATGAACGCAGCGGCAACGAGGCAGTGAACGAGTCGCGTTGACGGCCGGCCGTCACGCCAGAGCTGCACAACCAGATAGCTGCCGGGTGCCACCTCGTGCGCCTTGAGTACGCGGCCGATGCGGGCGCCCCCGCCATGCCCGGCGCCGTTGCGTGCGGCCCGGCCGATGCGTCGCACCCGGCCACGGTCGCTCACTTCGTAGGCCGGGAAGCCCTCGACGATGGCCCAGCCCTCGAACGCGTCAGCCATCGGTGGCCTCCCCGCTGGCGTCCTGCTCGATGCGGGTGGCGGCGGCCAAGAGGCCGGCGCGGTCCTTGATGCCGTTGAGCCGGCCGATCGCGGTCCGGGCCTGGGCCTCGGTGAGGTCCTTAGTGGACTCCAGGTCATCAGGGACGCCGGCGAGGCGGGCGGTGAAGACCAGGCGCTCCTCGCGGTCGTGGTCCTCGTAGCCGAGCTTGCTGAACGCGGTGCGGATGATGCCGACCTGCCCGCTGCTGGCCCGCGCGGGCGGCCGCTCAGCGCCGTCGCCGCGCGGGTCCGCTGGCTCATCGGGCGGCAGGGGCACGTCGAGCCTGGCGGCCATCTTGCCGGGCTGCTCAGCCCAGTCGTCGCGGGTCCGCTGCTGGCGGGGCGGCCGGCGGGTGGTGATGTCCTCGGCGGTGATCCGGACAGCCGCAGGCGCGGGGTCGCCGGGCCCGCCGGCGGGCTGGACCTCCTCGGGGATGTAGATCCCGCCGAGGTCGTGCGGGAACGCGCGGCGCAGCGCGAACGCCTCGGCGCACTTCTCGATCATGTGGTCGGGCTGTGTTTTCCACTGCCCGGCCGGTTCGCCGCCCTTGGTGAGCTGCATGTACGAGGCGGTGCGGCAGACGCCGGGGTACCGCTTGCCGTCCTTGAGGACGACGACTTTCGCCGCGGCGGGCGGGTAGTCCCAGAGCCACACGCCGTGCTGGCCTCCGTCGCCGTCGTACCAGATGGTGTCCTCGTACTCGACGGTGAGGCCGAGGCGCTGGGCGATGCGGTCGCGGATGACCTGGAAGCCGCCGATGCCGACCTGGATGGTCCACTTGGTGACCCACTGCTCCTGCCACTGCCCGCGGTCGTCCTGCCACTTCTCCTTGTTGCGGCGGCCGATGTAGTAGATCTGCCTGCTGAACGGGTCGAGCTGGGTTTTCTGGCAGTAGTGCATGAACACGGCCAGCTCAGCGTCGGAGCAGTCCTTGATGCCGAGGACGGCCAGGCCCGCCTTCTGCTTCTCGTTGAATGTCTCCTGGCCGGGCTTGATGACCAGGCCGGACAGGGGTGCGGGACGGGTGGCGATGCCGTTTCCGGGGGTGCTCATGATGGCTCCACGGGGGTTGCGGGCGCGATGTGCTCGCGCCAGGTGAGCAGCTCGGATACCGGGTCTATGACCCGGATCGCGCGGGCCGGGTCGAATTCGGCGGTGATGTAGGCGGCGAAGGCGTCAGCGACGGCCTGGTCGCTGAACAGGCCCCAGCACGCGGAGGAGTGGTAGGGCAGGTGGCTGCCGAGCACGACGACCCACATCAGGAGGCCCCTTTCGGCGGCCGGGTGGTGACCTCGAAGAGCGGCAGGATCTGCCAGTTGTCGTCGCCCATGCCGGGCAGCCGCTGGAGGCTCTTCATCGCGCCCTCGGCCGCGACCGGATTCTCGTAGGGGCCGTAGACGCCCTTGACGGCTGAGCCGTCGTAGTAGCTGACGACGATGACGGCGCGGCGGTAGGTCTCGCCGGCGTTCGGGCTGGCGGCCATCAGTAACCGGTGTCCTCTCGGGTGGCCCACGCGGGCAGGGTGATCTCGGTGAGGCCGTCGCCGTAGCCCGGCCAGTCCCCGGTCTCGGTGCATGCCCGGTAGACGTCGATCGCCCGGCTGTTGCGATTGCGGCCGATGCGGACCGCATCAGGGATCAGCTCGATGACGTTGACGAGATAGGGAGGGCTCTTTTCCTGGGCCACGAACCAGAAAGCAACATCCGCCCCGGTCACCGCGGCCAGGCCGTCTTGGTAGTGGGCGTGCTGCTGGTGATATCCGTAGTCCGCGCAGGCCTTCCCGAACTTGCCCGGGTCAGCGGAATCGGCGGTCTTGTAGTCGACGATGATGAGCTGGCCGGTGCCGGGGTCATACATCCAGTCGAGGCGGGCGCGCAGCTGCGTGCCGGTGCGCTGGTCGGCCCAGTACACGGACTGCTCGGCCTGCCCGTGCTCGGGGTCTAGGAGGTTCCACGCGAGCGGGTGCTCTTCCAGCGCGGCGGCCATGGCCCGGCACTGAGCCAGCTCCCTGGTCAGCAGCGGGATCTTCCCCCCGGCGCGGGCGTCGTCGCGCTGCTGCTTCGCGGCCTTGGTCATCCAGTTGTCGCAGGTGACCTCTACGATGTCGGGGCCGTTGCCGAGGACGAGGTTGTGGGCGCCGGATCCGAAGTCCCACACCTTCTTGCGCTCGGGGTGGTCCTGGCGCCAGAAGAACTTAGCCGGGCAGTACGGCGGGAGCAGGAGCTTGGCGCCGGAGCAGGACAGCGCCCACGTGTCGCCGAAGTAGTCGGCCTCGGGGATGTCGTGGATCCCGGCGGCGCGCGGCGGGGCATCGGCGGTGGCTGTCACTCTGGCTCCCTGCGCATCTGCTCTTCCATCTGCCGCGCCCACTGCGCATGCTCGGCGGCGCGGTCCCGCTCGGCGCGGACGGCGGTGTGGCGGGGACACCAGATGCACCCGCACTTGTGGATGGTCACGCCGGGCAGCACGTGGACCCGCTCGGCGGTGGCGTCGGCCAGGGCCGAGATGCGGGGGTCCTGCTCCGGCGGCGGGATAGTGGCGCCGCGCAGGACCCGGCCGAGCAGCGGCGCGCCGATCAGCACGCCGAACGCGTAGAGGGTGATGGCGTCAGGCCACGTCATGACTTCGGCTCCCTGGCGGCTGCGGCGGCGAGTGCTGCGCGGCGCTCGGCGGTGATGCCGCCCGTGTAGACGGCGTAGTCGTCGGCGGCCTGGAGGATGACTTCCATGGCCAGCTGGCGCGTCTTCGGCACCGGGCACGTCAGGGCCGTCGACTGCCGCCAGACCAGCGCCTCCAGCTCGTCGCGGGTCACGGCGTCACCTCCGGCGGCTGCGGCCCGATGATGACCAGCCGGGACTGGATGACGCGGACCCGGTGGCCCAGGCCGCCGCGCGCGTGCTCAGCGGCGGCCTTCTCGGCGGTGGTGTCGTCGCCGCTGGTCAGGAAGACCTCGCAGTCCTCGCACCAGCCGGCAGCGGACAGGACCTGGTAGCGGCGGGTCAGCCTGGTCACCGGGTGCCCTCCAGTTCCCAGAGGTGGAAGCAGGTGTCGTGCAGGCTGAGGTACTCCGCGCGGGGCGGCAGCAGCATCGCCACCCGGATCTCATCCGGGATGAACCGGTAGCGGGCCTCGGTGATCTCGTCCCAGTCCGGGTACCGGCCCGGGCGCGGCGGATGGGTACTGGTGCGGTGGCTGATGGACAGGTGCCACAGCGGCCGTGAGTACGCCGGGTCGGGCTCCAGGCCGGCGAGGACCATCAGGTGCCCGTCGGCGACGTCGCGCTGCCACGCGCGGGTGCCGGGGAAGCTGGCCTTCATGACCGGCCCGGGGTCGACGCGTACCCACTTCACCTTCACCGGGTCACCGCCGTGACGTCAAAAAGGTGCCAGACGAAGCCGTCTCCGGTGCGCGGGCACGTCCCGGCCCACTTCGCGCCTTCGGGCAGCGCGTGGCCGGTGCCGAACACCTGGTACGCGCGGTCATGCTCTGGTGCCCCGTCGGTGTGCTCGGCCCAGAACTCGACGCCGTACGACGTGCTGAGCGCGGCGACGGCCACGGGGCTGCCGGTCAGCCTGACGCTGTGCGCCCGGTCGTCGATCGGCACCTCGTAGCGGCGCATCATCCGGAGGTTCACCGGGTCACCGCCAGGACGCCGATGAGCTGGCGGCCGACGTGCTCGGTATAGGCCGGCGGGATGGCCTGGCTCATCTCGGCGCCGGTCATCCAGTCGATGCCCATGAGCTGGCGCCAGTCGGCGAAGGTGGCGTGCCGCTGCCGGGACTTGGTTGCGCCCGTCCCGGTGACGCTGATGGCGCGGCCGACATGGTGGCAGCCGGGACGCATCTCGAATGCACGCCAGCTTGTCTCGAACCACCGCTCGCGGATGAGCTGCCCAGCGGGAGTGCGCAGGCCGAACATGCAGCCGCACAGCTTGAGATCGGGCCGCATCGGCGCGCCGGGGACGTTCTCGATGACCCACGGCCTGCCGCTCCGGGCGAGCAGTTCACGAACGGGGCCGATCTGGTCAGGGTGACTGGCGCGGGTGCGCTCCGGAGTGGAAGCGCTGTACCGCTTGCAGACCGGGCTGACGTGGATCGCGGCCACGCCGGCGAGGCTGGCGCTGGCCAGGAACTGGAGCATGTCGGCCTGGACGAACCGGAACGGATAATGCGGCTGCGGCTGGATGTCGACGCCGAGGATGTCGAACCCGGCACGGTGGTAACCGGTCCCGGCACCGCCGGCCTTGCAGAAGCCGTCAAGCAGCAGAGGCCGGGTCACGTCGCCCACCCGCCGTCTTCCCACTCGGGCCGGATGGGGCTGAGGCAGCGGGGCGACTGCCCGGCGAGCACGGCGTCGACCCAGGACCCAAGCTCGGAGCGGCCCGGCCCGGCGAGGGTGGACGCGACGTACTCGCGGAGGTCGGCGGGGGGTGTCCACGGCGGCGGCTCGGGGACGTCGCCGCAGTGGCGGGGCGGCCAGAAGGGCGTGAACGACGGCAGCGGCGGCAGCGTCGCCTCCACGGCGGGCGCGGCCAGGAATCCGGAGTACGGCTCCGGGCCGTCGACGGGGTCGACGAACTCGCGGTAGAAGCGCGTCTCAGCCTCGGTGCCGGGCGACGGCCGACTCGCGGCCGACTCGCGCAGCGCCTCGCGGAATCCCTCCCGGAACCGCTCCATCTGCTCCTCGGTCAGCTCGCCGTCGAACGGCCGGATCTCCAGGCTGGGCTGGCAGTCGTCGTGGAGGTCGGAGGGTCCGCCGCCGCAGTCCGGGCCCGGGTCCTCGCCACCGCCCGGCTCGCCGTCGACGGGGTCGACGAACTCGCGGTAGAAGCGGATCTCGGCTGGAGACGGCAGGGGGTCGCCGATGTCCAGTCCGAGGTCTTCCAGGATCCGGGCGGCGGCCCCGGCGTCAGGCGGCGACGGCGGGTGCACGATGATCGTGCCGCCCTCCAGCCACGGCGCAGGGCCGTCCTGCCCGCTGTCCCACCCTTCGCTGTGGCCGTGGTGGCGCGGTCCGGCGTGGCTGGGTGAGTGCCGGCGGAACGCGCCGTGCAGCGTGAGCACGGCCACGGCCACTACCAGGACGGCCAGGGGGATCATGAGCCACGTCACTGGGTCACCGCCGCGCTGGTCTTCTCGTGGGCGCGCTGGCAGGCGGAAGGGCTGCGCCCCCGGCATACGCCGCACAGCCCGTCCAGGCCGTCAGCTCCCACGCCCAGGTTGTGGCCAGCGTGGCACCAGCAGTACCCGAAGCCCGCGTCTCCGCTCTCCATGATCATGGTGTTTTTCACTGCCACCGCCTCCCCTCGCGGGCGACGCGGGCACGCGCGGCGGTGAGCGCCTCGCGGGACGGCGGGTACTGCGGCGGCGGGAGCCTCCGCCCGGCACGGGACCGGGCCAGGAGCACGGCCGCGTAGGCGGCAAGGATCACGGCGTACAGGACGATGGCGGTCACGCGGCGGCCCGCCGCTCCGTGATGAGCGCGCGCCACGCGGCGTTCAGCGGGTCGATGTCCTCGAACCGGGCGCCCCAGTGGAAGCCGAGCTCGACGTCGCGGGCGGAGCTCTCCTCGACGAGGCCGAGGGCGGTGAGGCCGGCGCCGTAGCCGCCGTGCCGCTGGCCGACGACGCAGTCGCAGGAGGACATGATGTCCAGCCTGTCCAGGTCGAGGCGCTCAGCCCAGCCGGGCTCGCGCTCGTCGAGCAGCGCGGCGCCGGCGGCGACACGCTCAGCGATGGTGGGGGCGGTCATGCGGCCACCCGCCGATCAGCGATCAGGGCGCGCCACTCAGCGTCGATCGCCTGCCACGCCTCTACGCTGACCTCGGACGTGGTGAGGTCGAAGCCCAGGAAGAGGGGGTCCACGCCCAGCTCGTCCTGAGCCCAGTAGTAGCTGTCGCCGGCGTATTCATCCGCCTCGGCTGCCTCGGCGAAGACCTGGCCGAGGACGCACAGGCACGCATTGGCCAGGTCGAGGCGTCCCAGGTCGATGCGCTCCTGCCAGCCTGGGGAGTTGCCGTCCAGCCAGTCCGCGCCGCGTGCGACACGCTCAGCGATGGTGTCCATGGCGGTCACAGCAGGTCTCCTTTCATGGTCACCGTCTCGGTCTGCGGCGGCAGCGACTGCCTGAGCCACGCGGACACGACGGCTATGTACACGTCCAGGCGGGCCAGGGCCTGCGCCGCCTGCTTCTCGATCGCGGTTATCTCCGCCGGGGTCGCCGGGCGGCTCAGCGGGCCGGGGCCGGTCACCGGGCACCGTCCTCAAGGTCGAACATGCCGGGCTGCATCGGCCTGCGCATCCGGGTCATGATCAGGCCGGCGTAGGCCGGGTCACGCTCGATCAGGATGCAGCGGCGCCGCTCGACCACGGCGGCCTCAGCGGTGGTGCCGCTCCCGGCGAACGGGTCGAGGACGGTCCCGCCGGGCGGGGTGACGAGCCGGATGAGCCACGCCATGAGGCTGACGGGCTTGACGGTGGGGTGCGCGGTTCCGTCGCCGCCGCGCGGGCGCTCGCTGCTGGCGGCCTTGGCCTCGTAGCGGAACACCGGGAAGAACCGGGACGCGCCGCCGGAGTCGTCACGGGAGATGCATTCGTAATCCCTCGGCAGGCCCTCGCCGCTGGCGTAGATTCCGTTGCCGCTGGCGCGGCCCGCGCCGCCTGTCCTGCTCGGCTTCGCCGCGCGGGTGCCCGAACGCTGCCGGTCAAGCTCAGCGGCGGCGTCAGGGCCGAGCAGGACGTTCGGCGGCCAGCGGCCGGCGGCGTGCGCCTCGGATTGCTCGCGGGGCTCTCCCGTGCCGTTCATGATTCCGCCGGCACTTTTGCGAGGCGAGCCAAATGGCGTCGGCTTAGGTCCGGCGACCCGGCACCCGTCGATGTTGAGCGCGCCCGTGCCGTGCTCCTGCACGTTGCCGGCCACCGTCCCGGCCAGGGGCTTGCGGGCGACGATGACGGGCTCGTGGGCGGGCTTGAGCGCCGTGCCCCAGCCCTCCCAGCGGGCCGCGTCATCGGTGGCGGGGGCGGTGATGGCTGAGGCGTCGTACTCGCCGCTGTGATCGCCGGCGAAGAACTTGACCGGCCATGCCTGCGTGGGCGTCGCAGCCCTGTCGGTTCGCCGTCCGATGACCTCGCGCTCTGCCCCGGCTGCCTTGTCGATGGCCTTGGACACGTCCAGGGACTTCGGGAACCCCGACCCGTAAATCCAGTGCATGCTGTCGCGGACCTCGAACCCGGCATCCTCAATGCCGCACGCCAGCCGGTGATAGGTCCGCGTCCCGCCGAACGCCAGCAGGTGGCCGCCCGGCTTGAGGACGCGCAGGCACTCGGCCGCCCACGCCTCGCACCAGGACTGGAACGGCTGCCCGGCGATGTAGGACTCCGGCGTGGTCACGACCGACGCGCCCACGGCCGGGTTGGTGCGGGCATCGGCCCGGGTCCGCAGGCGAGCACCTGACGGCTTGAAGCTGTCCCACTCGCGGCCCATGAACTCCAGGCCGTACGGCGGGTCAGTGACTACGGCATCGACCGAGGCGCCGGGCATCTCGGCTAGCACCTCCATGCAGTCGCCCAGGTACAGGCTGACGTCGCCGTCCGACCAGTAGGGGGTCACCGGGCACCTGCCAGGGCCAGGGCGGCCAGCACCAGCAGGACAGCCCATGGGCCCGGGCGGCTCAGGGGGTCCGGGCCGGTCACCGGGCACGCACCAGGATGCCGCCGTCGCCGCGGGCCTCGACCGTCAGCCACGGGCAGGGCTGCGGCCGTAGCTCGCCGGGCGTGATCTCAGCCTCGCCGCCGTAGCGGCGCAGCAGCGCGTGGATGAGCGACGGGCCGTCCGGGATGACGCGCAGGACGAAGCAGCGCTGGCCGCAGAAGCGGCAGTAAGGGCCAGCCATGTCAGGCCACCTCCGGCAGCAGCGCGGTCATGACCGCGGTGGCGGCCGGGGAAGTGACCGCCACCACGGCAGCGGGCGCACCGCCGGCGGCGATGCCGGTGAGCGCCCCGGTGCACGCCGCGCACTCGCGGGCGTGGGCCAGCGCGGCCCCGGAGTCCAGGCGGCGGCCCTGCCCGCCGCACAGGTACCGCAAGTAGAGCCACGCGTCGGGGCCGAGGTAACCCAGCGTGATCCCGTCAGCCATGAGCCACCTCGCGCGGCGCAAGAACCGGCTGGCAATCCCAGGTGACGACATCGACGGTCTCGGTGACCTTCTCCACCACGGCCGGGGTGATGACCTTCTCCACCTCGCGTTCCTCGGTGCCGGTCACCACGCGGGTGCACACGGCGTCGCGCTCGGCGACCAGCTCGACCTTGAGTCCGGCCAGCTTGCCGGCCATCCGCATGAAGCTCTCGCTGACGGTCTTGTCCCATGACGGGCACGGGAGCGCGCGGGCGGTAGCCGCCAGCCGGCCGCGGGCGTCATCGCCCCAGAAGGTGAAGCCCAGGGGAAGGGTCAAGCCGTCGGAAGGCAGCTGGATCTCCTCGTGCTCCTCCAGCGCGCCGGCGAGCTGGAGGAGGCCCTCGATGTACGCGGCGCGGGTGTCGTCGGCGGTCATGACGTCGCTCCGGCCTGCTCATCGACCGCGGCCAGGACCGCGCGGAGCTGGTGGCTGAGCAGCGCCTGCGCGGCGAGGAACCGGGCCGAGTCGTAGCTGCTGAGCCGGGACATGGCGGCCAGCTCGTCGTAGGCGGCCAGCGCCGCGCGGGCCTCCGTGACGGCGGGGGCGGTGCGCAGCCGCGAGCCGATGTACAGCCGCCAGCACGGCGGCCAGTGCGTCGGCTCGGTGCCGGTGCCCCCGCAGTCCGGGCAGGTGTACGTGGGGACGCGGCGGGCCTCGGCCAGGTTCGCGCGGCCGTCGGTCTCGGTGCCGTCCAGCTCCGTGGCGTAGCCGGGGCAGCAGTCGGTGCTGAGCTCGCGGTTGACCGGGGCCGGGTCCTGCGCAGCGACGCGGGAGTCCGGGCCGGCTCCCGGCGGGGCGGCCCCGGGGTCCTGCGGCCAGGTGTACCTGCGCATCTCCTCGTCGTCGCGGGCGCCGCCGTAGGGGACGTGGTCCCCGGCGTGGCCCCGGGCGGCCAGGCAGGTGAGGCGGCCGCCCGCGGTCGCCCTCTCGGCAGCACAGTCCGGCTCATTGCCGGCTGCGCGGGGCGCCAGCGGGGCGGGGGCCTGGGTGCGGTCGCGGGCACGGCCGAGGTGGCCGGCGGGGGGCGGGGGGGTGTCTGGCTTGTCCATTCCGGGTTCCTGGTGTCATAGTTGGGGCGGGTTACTTGGTTGCGGAGGCGTCTCGCCGGGGTCGGCGGGGCGCTTTCCGCATGTCAGGGGGCGGCGGCGGCGCCGTCTTCGAGGTCACCGAGGACGTCGGCGGTGGTCAGGTCGCCGGTCAGGAGCGGCCGGACCTTGCCGTAGGCGCCGTCGAACGCGGCCAGGTCGGCTTCCGCCGCGTCGATCGCGCCCTGCGCCCGGGTGTGGAGCATGTTGTAAGCCATGTCCCAGTCGTGGCCGTCCATCAGGGCGACCGGCCGCAGGACGCCGGGCCGGACGTACAGGCGGGCGGGCAGGTCGGGGAACAGCTCGGACTGGCCGGCGGCGGGGAAGCCGGCGGCGCGGCGGGCGCGGTGCCAGGCGTCGAGCTGGCGGGCGGCGAACTCGGCGGTGATCGCGAGCCGGAACGCTGTGTCGGCGCTGCGGATGATCGCGTCGCGGAGCATGGTGACGGCCTCGGCGCGGGTGATGGACCGCTCCGCGTTCTGCGCGCCGATGGTGTCGAGCTCGCGGGCGAGCCAGTCGGGCAGGCTCATGCGTTCCTCCGGATGGGCGTGACGGTGGCGCTGTCACATCCGTTGTCACATCCGTGACCCCTGGGGGTCACTTCCGTGACAGGCAGGTGTGACACCTTGGCCTGCTGGGCGTCCCACGCGGCGAGGTCCCGGCGGACGGTCTCGTAGGACGCGTGGATGCGCGCGCCGATCTGCCGGAGCGACAGGCCCTCAGCGCGCAGGGCGGCTGCCTGCTCCCGGCGGCTGCGCCGGTACGTCGGCCGCGGCTTGTAAGTCCTCACGCCGACTTCGCCTCGGCCCTGGACTCGGCCAGCCGGGCGACGTCGGCGCGGTCGAAGACGTACGCACCATTCGGGCCGGGCATCTTGTGCTTGGCCGTCAGCTCGCCCCTGGCAACCATCCGGATGAAGGAGTCCCGGCTGGTGATGCCCAGGACTTCCATCGCCTCGGTGGTGCCGATGAGTTCGTCTGCGTTCGTCATGTTCGCGAGCATCGCATATTTTGCGATGGTCGGCAAGTTGTGTATCGCGGGTAGTTTTCCGCTAGGCGTAAGTTGCGATACTCATCTCAGATGTGCGATGCTCATCGCATGAGCGAGCAACCAGCCTTCTCCGCTGGCATCCCCGAGTGGGATGTCGCTGACCGCATGCGCAAGGCCCTCCGGTACGCCGGAGTGATGCCTGGCCAGATGGCCGCCTATCTCGAAGTCGGCAATAACACGGTCAGCACCTGGATCAACGGCCGAATCACCCCCACACCACAGACCATCCGGCTCTTCGCCATGCGCTGCGGAGTCGCCTACGAATGGCTCCGGTTCGGCGCACCGGAGTTCGAGCCCCGTCCCCCCGACCCCGGCATATCCGCAGTTCAGCAGGAGTATGAGGAGATGTGTCGCAGCA